CTGTCGGAAATGCTTCAAAAAGTTGACGAAAACTGAAGAAAACAGTGTACTTCTGTGCAGTTTTGAGTTAAAATAAATCATCAAGGAATAATTTATAGGATTTCTGATGATTCATCTTACTTCAGTTAGGTTTCGTAATCAAAGTTTTTCTGTTCTGGTGCGAAGCCAGATAGATGGCAAAATGAAAATCGAATCTATAAATGGGTTTGATTTAAAGTGTGTGCCTAATCTGTTGGTTCAGAAGGCTGCGGCGAAATTAGCCAATCTTCTAGACTCCTACAATAATCCAAAACAACCTGAAAATATCACCATTCAATATGGTTATGATGATCGGTTTGATATTAAACACCCAACTACTAAAAAGACCGCCCCAGACATTGAAGACGAATTCGATGCGAAATTTGAAGATTATTTTTCTACCCACCCTGATTTAAATTTCTGATTATCTATGTCTAAAATCTTCTTCAGTTCAGATTTGCATCTGAGCCATACTAACATTATCAAGTATTGCAATCGGCCATGGGAAACGGCCGAAGCAATGAATGAGGCTCTGATTATAAATTGGAATCGAACCGTTGGACCGGACGATATCGTTTATCTTCTTGGTGATGTTTTCTTCTGCCAAGCCCAGGCGGCTATGCACCTCCTGTCAAGACTTAATGGGAAGATCCGTCTGGTTCTCGGCAATCATGACAAAGTGATTCGGAATCATGTACCACTTCAAAAGATGTTTGATATGGTTCTTCCGGCACTCTATGGAGAAACCATTGACGGTATCCATGTAGTGATGTGTCACTATCCAATGCTGTCTTGGGATCGATCTGGACGTGGAAGCTTTTGCCTGCATGGGCATGTTCACTCTAGTACCCCAAATGATGGAAAATACCGTCGATATGATGTTGGTGTAGATGGCAACGGATATGCACCGGTATCATTTGAGCATATCAAATCTGTTCTTACTAAGATTGAACCGTCGGTTCATCACTAACTTCTGGTTCTGGCGGTGTCGTGTCAACTACATTGCCATGATCATCTGTCACCTCAAAGGGGCAGGGTATCTTGAATGTAGACCCTTGTTTTGGTACGACCTTCCCATTTAAATCATCAAAGGCTTTTAAGAGGTGTTTCATCTCCGGCTTTGTGAGGTTGTGTCTGCCTAAAAGTCGGATCACTCCACAAATAGTTTCTGTTGGTCTGAAAGTATGTAGTACGTATCGCATGGTTTAGTTCCTTAAGTTAGTCTATTTATCCATAAATAGACGCATCGCCTTTTGACTTTAGGATACTGAATGAGCACCAACGATATTAGCGCTAAATCAACTCATACGCTTTGGGTTGAGTCTAGATTATTTCAACTAGATATTTCTAGACCTACACCTACGACTATTGCTTTAACAATCACTAGACCTACATCAACGACTATAGTTGATGGGGCTATAATCCTGTTAAATGATCGGCCTATTTCTGGAAATAATTTCCCAGTAGATGGAACACAATATATATCTTCGGCCGATTTTGCAGCTCCTGCCGATTTGTTATATGGACCACAGGGTGCACATGTCGTAGCATATTACTCGGAAATTTTAGGTATTCCTTGGCCAGTAGGTGTAGATGACCTTTCTACCGGATTAACATCCTTCACGATCACGATTGCCAATACTTTACCAAATGTATTGTATTATGCCTCTGTACACCCTAGTACTAATATTCTTCAGTACTATCCAATTGGAGTGCAATCTTATCCTTTAGAAGCTTCAAGAATCGAGAAAGATTCTTCTACTTATACTGGGAACATCCCATCACTGTCTGAAGCACCACTTGCACCTACAGTTGGATTAGTTTATCACGATCAACAATTAAATCTTGTTCAGTACTGGACAGGCACTCAGTGGATACCTACAAGATCAGATGCTATTCTTACTGGACCAGTTAATCCAGGTATTGCCGGACACTCTTATATTCTTTCAGGTGGAGTATTAAAAACGTTCGACGGGGTTAAATGGGTTTCGGCAGATCCATTGAATTTCCAATTTAGAGTTGGGGCTGGTTGGGTTCCATTTGTTAAAGTTTCTGCTGTAGTTAAACTTCCGGCCGTCCCAGTTGTAGGAGAATTAGTTTGGGATTATACAACAATGCGTGCCCAATATTGGGACGGCACTACTTGGGTATATCCAAATTCTACAAATTGTTTATTCAACACCGGCACTGGTATAATTCCTGCAGCGGTATTGCCTCTATCCATAGAATCTTCTGAACTTCCAACACCAGTTCTTGGACAACTATTCTACAACACTACTTCTAAAGTTTTGAACGTTTGGACTGGGACAATCTGGAGACAGGCTAATACCGATCAACAGGGAACAGTTTCTACCGATAAGATTTCTATTGGTACTGATGGATCATATGACGAACGTGTTCGTTTGATCAATATTTTAAAAGGGCAACTAGGTTGGCCACAGACATGTGTGGAATTAAAAGAAGAACAATTTAATATTGCCATTGACAATGCTTTAGATAATTATAGGATTTGGAGTGCAGGTGCCTACACGACAAATTATGTAATGTTTCCATTAGTGTCTGATCAGCAAACTTATTATTTGAATAGTGCAGTCGATAAAACTGATCGAATTGTAGATGTTACTAAAATTCATAGATTGAATGTTCTTGGGATTCAAGCAGTAGCAGGTAATGATGCAATCTGGTCGTCTGGTATTCTGACCTCATATTATTCTGCTGTGACAGTCGATATATTATCTATGCACCTGATCAGTTCATTGTCTGAAGAATTTCAACGTTTGTTTGCTGGTGACCTAACATTTAATTGGAATGAAGCAAGGCGCGAATTGTTTATTACAAGAAAGATTTCTAGACCAGAAAAAGTGATTATTGAATGCATGATGGAGAAGACTGAACAAGAGATTCTTCTCGACAGATGGGCTAAACAATTTATACAGAATTGGGCCGCAAGTGAAGCCAAATATCAGCTCGGAATGATACGTAGTAAGTACTCGTCTGGAACGCCTGGAGCGGCTGGTTCAATCACGTTGAATGGCGAAATGTTGATTGCTGAAGCAAGGCAAGATCAGGCTGAACTAAAACAAAGTTGTCTTGATTATGAGTTTGGTGGTATGGTAGGAAATGGCAATTGCTCATTTTTGTTTGCCTGACTGAACAGTTTATTCAAATACTTCAAAACAATTCATACAGAAACTATAAATACTCCTATAAATCTAGGAGTATGAGATGGCATCTGTAGTTGAATTATTATTGAAAGCGAAAGATAAAATCGACAATGATCAATTTTATTTAATAAAAGAAGCCTTCAAACTAAATCCTGTGGCGGCGTCAAGATCTTTTAAACATCATTTTAAAGATCTTTATCAAAGTCTCCCACAGTATAAATCACCTCCAGAAACTATCTTCAGATATCTTCATCCTGAAAGATGTCAAAGATTAACTTGTCATTGTGGGAAGGCTTTAAAATTCCACAATCCGCAAAGAGGATATGGAAAATTTTGTTCTACTAAGTGTTCTGCCATAAGTGAAGAAGTTAGACAAGGTTGTATTGAAACCGTCTTATCCCGATACGGAGTAGCACACGTGAATCGAGTTAAATCAATAAAAGAAAAAACTGAAAAAACAAATTTAGAAAAATATGGGAATAAATGTTCGGCACAATCGAAAGAAATCTCTGAATTAAGAAATAAGATCTTAATTCAGAATAGAGAAGTCATTTCATTTAAACGAAAAGAAACTAATTTATCTAGATTTGGAATAGAAATCCCATTACAGCGTGAAGAAATAAAATCGAAGACACATAAAATTAATAAAGCTTTATTCAAAGAACGTCGAGATAAATCTTTATCTAAGATGCCTGATCTTGAATTTGTTTCTGGGGACCCAGGTGAAGAAATCATGGTAAGACATACTTGTGGTCACGAATTCAGTATTGGGCCCTTTATCTCAGAAAAGTCTATTGAAAATAGAGGCTTAAGACTTTGTCCGCAATGTCACCCAAGAACTTCTAAGCCTGAAGCTATACTGGTGGAACATCTTAAAAAGAATAGTGTTTCATTTGAACTTCATAATAGAGATCTGATAAAACCATATGAATTAGACATCGTATTCCCTGAAAAGAAATTAGCTATTGAAGTGAATGGGATTTATTGGCATCAAGAAAGTTCAAGAGCTTTACCGCTTTTAACAAAATTTGAAATGGCGGAAGCCGTTGGATATCGAGTACTCCATTTTTGGGATTTTGAAATAATCGATAAAGAAGAAATTGTTCAAAAACTTATTTTTTCAAATCTTGGATTATCACCAAAGTGTTCTGTTTTAGATTGTGAATTTAAAGAAATTAGCACAAAAGAAGCAAAATCTTTTTTAGAGAAAAATCATCTTCAAGGATATGTGAAAGGGGCAGCTCGATTTGGTTTGACTTATAAAGGTGAATTAAAAGCCTGCGCAGTTTTTACAAAATCTAAAATTGACAAAGGAATTTATGTGCTTTCGCGATTTGCATCTGATGGAACTACTATTGAAGGTGGATTAAGTAGAATAGCTTCAGAATTCAAGATTAAATTTAAAGATATAAAATTAGTATCTTATGTAGATCTTCGTTATACAAATGTTGATGAGTATCTTGAAAATGGATGGATCCTTGAAGGGCAAACAGCGCCACTCCAATTTTGGTATTACACAAAATTAAAAAGGATTCTTTCTAAAGAAATATCTTTAGAAAAAACAAACATCTTTAAAGCAATAGATTGTGGTTCTCTAGTATTTGTTCATAAATAGATTGTTTAATCCTTACGCAATCATGAAACTAAAAGAATTATTTGAATCTTCAGAAAAATCTATTCTTTCTGAGTATGGTGGACAACCAGAACATAACGTTTTAGGTTTTGATTGCAGTGATAAAGGCATGACATCTCTTGAGGGTGCGTCAAAATCATATTCATCGGGATTTTATTGTTTTAGCAATCATTTGAAATCTTTAAAAGGTGCTCCAGAAAAGGTAAATGGTACTTTTGATTGTTGTGATAATCAGATCGATTCTTTAGAATTTGCTCCTTCTTATATTAAAAATGATTTCTACTGTATAGACAATCAACTTACTAACCTCCATAATATTCATAAGATCATTAAGCACGTTGGTGGTGAAATTCATTTCACCAGCAATCCAATTGTTTCACATGTACTTGGTCTCCTTTTGATCGAAGGTGTAACTTATGTTAATCTTGGTGCAAGTGGACCTAAGGGTCTGGTACAAAAAATTATCAACAAGCACTTAGATGAAAGAGACGTCTTTGCTTGTCAAGAAGAACTGATAGATGCTGGTTTAGAGGAGTTTGCACAATTATGAAAGTACATGAATTATTTGAAGCAAAAGAAAGAAGCATTCTTTCTGTAATGGGCAAGCAACCAGAACACGTTGATGGTGATTTCTATTGTTCTGACAATAAGCTTACTTCTCTAGAAGGTGCTCCATCTTCAGTAGGTGGCAACTTCTCATGTTCTGACAATAAGCTCAAAAATTTAATAGGCGGACCTAAACGTGTAGATGGTGATTTCTTTTGTGGCCGCAATGAATTAGAATCATTAGAAGGATCGCCAGAAACTGTAGGGATAGATTTCTATTGTCAGGCTAACAAGTTAAAGTCGTTAGTTGGTATTACAAAAAAAGTAAAAGATTTATGTGTTAATGGGAACCAATTGACAAACTTACATAACATTCATAAAATGGTTGATATTGATGGAGCTGCAGATTTTCTTGCAAATCCAATAACATCACATGTTCTCGGTTTATTGATGATGCCAAAATTAGAAGAGGTTTATCTTGATAATGTTAAAGTTCTTAGGATCATTAACAAGCACATTAAAGGAGACAAAGACATCTTTGCTTGTCAAGAAGAATTAATCGAGGCTGGTCTAGATGACTATGCACAACTATGAAAGTACATGAATTATTTGAAGAATCAAAGCCAGATTATTTTAATCGGCTAGAACAAGAACTAAAAATTAAACGTATTGGTAAAGGTGCTTTTGCCAGAGTCTTTCAGCATCCAACAGAACCTAATATTGCCGTCAAGGTCTTTACTGATGAAGATCGTGCATTTAGACACTACTTAAAATTTTGTCAAGCTCATCCTGACAATAAATACTTACCTAAGATTTATAGTGTGGTGAAGCATCGCCACAACCCCGCAAAGAAAGACAAAGACTTATCGATAGATGAAATAGTAGATTGGAAATACTCTATTGCCTTTATGGAGAAGTTAAAGCCTGTTACTAAAGAAAAACTCGTGAAGTTTGTATCAACTTTTGGAATTTATAATAAAGAGTTTGCTGATCTTACTGCAGGTGAATGGAGAATTTTTGCTTATAGGCAAGACGAAGATCCAGATCTTGCAGAATTTGCCAAGTACTTGCTTAAAACAAGTTATATGCCAGATCTTCATACACAAAATGTAATGCTACGCGGTAATCAAATTGTTTTCATAGACCCTATATCCTAAAATGCCAAACCTTACTACTTGCCCAGATGCAGCAGGTTCATTTAACAATCCAAATGATCCTACAGGCGGAATTACACCACCGCCTAAAGCTCCATTAAATCCTTACGTTGCACCTGACCTGTGTGTAGGTGATTGGTCACTTACAAATAATACAAGCACCACCGAAGAAAATCTTTATCAAGAAAGCTTAGCAGCCGAGAATCTGAATATTTCAGGTGCAGAGGTAAATGTGTTCAAGCTTTTAGGTATTCACGAACAAGGCAAATTATTAGATCTGACCGGTGCTGGTCAGGCTTTAGGCTCTGGTACACCGGCATTAGCCTTTGACGCTTTAGCCAGCGCTTGGGTTTCTACTGAGACAGGTGCAGCAGTTACTCAATCGGCATATCTTGGATATGACTTTGGTATTAGAAAAACATCTTTCGGCCAGCCTGAAGTTGCACCGGATGCTAATAATACCATGCATATTACTTCTCTTAGAATTCAACAGGGAGCTATCGCCACTACGCGCGCTCTTCAAGTTAGAGTAGATCGAAGCAATGGCGGATACAAAATTGATCCATTAAAGATTCAGTTTTCTGGATCAGGTACAGGTGGCTTAGGGTCGTTTGTTGCAGGTCCGTCTCCTAAGCCAGGTACCTTTATGGTGACTGCTACATCTTCGACGGTATTCACAGTAATGTTTACCAGCGCAGCCGGAACCTCTGTTATTGGGATTGCTAATGTTGGGCAGCGATTTAATTCGCCATTAGGTTCATTTACTATTTCTCCTGGTCTTGCACCCTTTGCACCTGGTGATATGTTCTCTGCTCCAGTAGAGCTTGAATGGTTTAGAGTTGATGTTGTTAACTTACCAAATGTCCCAACAGCGGCTTTGATCAGGATTAAACAATCCTCAGCAAGTCGGTATTGGAGATTAGTTCCACTTAGCTTTGCCGGCGTTCTGTCTAATGATTCATGGGTTGTAGAAAAATTAGAGTTATTCGACTTCCAACAAACCAGACTTGATGATATTCAGGATACTCTGTATCTTGAGAATCGCGATCGTGACTATGCAAAAGCCTCAATTCATATAAAAGCGGCATATCAACCTTTTGATGCTACTAGTGATCTTTCTAAATTTGGATTTCAGATCGCCGATATCTTTACCTTTACGGCTAGCTTTGCCACTATAGTTAAAGCCCTTGGACGTCCAATAGTTGTCGGAGATATTCTAGAGCTTCCAAGTGAAATGCAGTATGATCATAATCTAAGACCAGTTAGAAAGTTCTTAGAAGTGTCTGATGTAAGCTGGAGTTCTGAAGGGTATACCGCGACATGGAAACCAATTCTTTATAAATTCCAAGCGCAACAATTAATTCCGTCTCAAGAGAATCGTGACATTATTGGCACTGCCGATACTCAGAAATACTTGATTGAAGATGGTAAGTTCTTTGAAGGCATTGAGCAAATTCAAACTGCACCGCTAACTGCATCAGAAGCAAATAAAGCCGATGCTGAAAAAGCCGTTCCAGAAAAAGGAACCAACGTTCGTGAATTAGCTTCTGGCACAAATATTAATGGTGCACCAGGATCATATGACGGTCGGCAGTATTTTGTGGAAGATGGACTTCCACCTGATGGAGCACCTTATACTACTGGCTTTAAATTGCCAGATGTTGGAACTGCAACTGACGGTCAGTTCTTTAGATTAGAGTATGATCCAGCTCTTAATATTGCTGCTAGATTATATAAGTTTAGTGCAATTAAAAACAAGTTTATATTCGTAGAGAGCGACCGTTCCTCCAAGACTAGTTCTCATAGACCTTCTCAATTAGAAGTCTTAAATAGGACTCAAAACATGTCTCTAACTTCTAAGGTCGTTTAATGGCTATTCATAATTATTTTTTCGACAATCAGATTCGTGCCTATATCCTGCAGGTGGCTGCAATCTTTAATGGGTTGCAGGTACAAACTGGAATCGGAGAATGTGGAGAAGCTGAATTTATTTCAGTGCCTATTGTAATTGGACATAAAGATCGTGTTGTTGCAGCACTGATGGCTGGAAATACTTCTAATAGAATGTTTAGTCTTCCGACTATGGCACTTCATCTTTCGGCCTTGGCTATTGCGCCAGAACGTCGCAAAATTCAAGCCTATGTGGATCAACGTGTTACTTTAAAAGCCGGTGGGGTCTTTCCAGATGATCTTACCGTTGTAAAACGTGCCATGCCTATTCCATATAATGCGACAATGGAATTGTCTATTCTGGTTTCTAACTCACAACAACGGGATCAGATTCTAGAACAAATTCTAGTTTTGTTTAATCCAGATATTCAAATTCAAAAGTCAGATGGCCCATTTGATTGGACTAAACTTACCAAAGTAGAGCTTACTGACATTGCTAATGAAGAGAACTATCCAGCTTCTACTGATCGTCGAATAATTAATTGGACTCTCACATTTGAGCTACCAATATTTTTAAGTATTCCAATGGGCACTAAAGATGATCTAGTCAGAAAGATTATCATTCAACTTGGCGACTTAAATTCGATGAACCTCAACGAGGTGGATGAGAACGGTGAATTAACACCATTTGGAACACCATTTGCTAAGATAGAATATTCTGGTAGACCTCCTGAAGGTCCTATTCCACCTGAGCCTATTCCAGTACCATGATAAAACGACTTGGAATTACTTTAGTTGATCTTCAAAACGGAAATTCAACAGTAAGACAGATAATTAAGATGTTTGGGTTTAAGTGAAGAAAGACACTCAAAATTTGGAGCAAAAACTGCATTTTCCATAAATACTCTTATCATAAACAGTAATAGCCTTTTGCTATTTTAGGAGATTCAATATGTCAAGTCTAGTTTCAGCAGGTGTAAGTGTTTCGGTTATCGATGACTCATTCTTCATCGCCACTTCAAGTGCCACCGTCCCATTGATATTTTTGGCATCCCGCGCAAACAAAGTTCAAGCTGATGGCATCTCTCCTGCCTCTGGAACTTTAGAGTCCGGTGTCGTTCGTACCATTACTTCTGTAAATCAATCGCTATCCTTATATGGTGTTCCATATTTTCAGAATGATGTTTCTGGAAATGAATTCCACGGTGATGCACGTAACGAGTATGGTCTTCTTGCACTTAACAACTACTTGGGTGCCGGTGATCGTGCCTATGTTGTTCGTGCTAATGTTAACTTAAATGATAGTCCAGAAACCTTCATCAGCCTTGGTACCCCTGTTGCTGGTACTCCTTCTGTGATTGGAATTGGCAATGGCGTTATCTCTGGTATCACTGCATTCTCTTCACAAGTGAAGCCACAAACCATTACTGTTACCTTTACATCGCCTACATCTTTTGGTGTAACTGGAACAACTTCTGGGCATGTTGGATCTGGACTTGTTGGAACCCCATTTGCTTCTACTGTTGTCGGATTCAATATTGCCGCAGGTGCAACGCCTTTTGTTTCTGGAGATAGAATCGTATTCGCTCTGAACTATGCTGCAGTTGCAGGTGGTGGTAACGTTGGCAATGGTGTGTTGTCTGGATTGCAGACTGATGTCTTAGCTGTCCCAGAAGTCATTACAGTCTCCTTTACTTCGCCAACAGCCTTCACTGTTTCTAATGCCTTTGGGCCTGCTGGAGTTGGTGCCGTTAATACTCCTTTTGATGACAATCGTGTAGTGTTCACTATTACAACTGGTGCAACACCTTTCGCCATTGGTGATACTTTCACTATTACTGCAACTTCAGTCACTATTACAGCTCCTTTAGGTACTTCTGACGCACAACGCCGCGTGACTATTGTGGCGGCTCTTCAAGCAGCTATAAACAGCAATGCTGAAGTTCGTTCTGAATTGTATGAGTACAATTTGATTCTTTGCCCTGGTTATTATGAAGTTGCCGATGAACTTGTTTCGTTAAGCAATGACATCTTCGAAGAAGCATTCGTGATCGCTGATACTCCTTGTAATCTGAATACCGATCAAACTTGCCAATGGGCTTTGACCTCTGCACGTCAATCTAAGAACTCTATTGCATACTACTATCCTTGGGCTATTCAGTCTAACCTGGACGGACGTGACGTTCTTGGTGCACCATCTGGTGTAGCTCTTAGAACCATCACCAACAGCGATAACATGTCCTATGTCTGGTTCGCACCAGCCGGTGTTACTAATGGCTTGACCTTTGGTGTGTCTAAGGTCGGATATGTAACTGGAACTCTTGGAACAGCTACTACATTTATCGAGACCAATTTGAATCAAGGTCAACGTGATAATTTGTATGAGTACTTCAAGAACATCAATCCGATTGTGTTCTTCCCGGGTCGTGGTATTCTTATCTGGGGTCAAAAGACTTCTTCTCCAGCTACATCAGCACTCGATCGTATCAACGCTGTCCGCTTGGTGATGTTCTTGCGTAGGACCTTAAGAAAAGGTGCTATGCCGTTTAATTTTAAACCAAATGATCAATCCACACGAGATGACTTGAAAGCTGCTGCTGATGGCGTGTTAGGTGATATTTTGACTAAGCGTGGCTTGTATGACTACGCATCATATTGCGATGAGAGCAATAATACGCCAACTCGTATTGATAACAATGAATTATGGATGGATATAGGGATAAAAATTATAAAATCCGCCGAGTTCATATATATACCGATCCGAGTAGTAAATACCGGAGGAACTTTGTAAGAAGATAATTCTTCAACCTAAATGAAAGGACTGCCTAGGCAGTCCTTTTTTGTTTCTGATCTACTTAAAGTATAAATAGATTTGATCTTAACTTCAAGGAACATTACATGATATACTGTGCCGTTTGCAATAAGCCATTTAAAGGGATTAATAAGAGACATCTGTTTCACCATAATCTTACAAGAGAAGAGTATATTCAAAAATTTCCTGATTCACCTCTACAATCGCCTGAAAGTGCTGAAAAGAGAAAGTTGGCATCTCTTAAAAGAGAGACAGCTATGTTAGAAGAAACTAAAATCAAAAGAGCCGAAAAGATTTCAAAATCCAGAATTGGAATAGATCCTTGGAACAAAGACAAACCAGGTTATAAATTAGAGTGGTCCGATGAGGCTAGAGCTAGAGTCGCAGAACGTGGACCATATAATAAAGGTGTCCCGAGATCTGAAGAAGATAAAAGGAAACAGTCTATTACGATGAAAGCCAAATTTGCTTCAGGTGAATTGGAACATTGGAATAAAGGAAATCACTGGTCTGAAGAAGTTAAGAATAGGATTAGCACAAGCAATTTAGGCAAAACTTATACTGAAGAACAGTCCGCAAATCATTTAGCCGCTATAAGACGAATCGTTTCTTCTCCTGATTATGTTTCGCCAATGAAAGGCAAATCTCATAATGACGAAACTAAAAAGAAACTTTCAGAAGCTAGCTTAAGAAATGCTGCTGCCGTAAGAAAGAAACATGAAGAAGCCGGACGGTGGATCCCAAAAGAGAATCTTTCAGAGATGGAACGATTCAGACAAGAGGTTTGGAAACTTACTAACAGGATAGTTCATCTGATAGAGGGTTTTGACGAATCTAAACGAGGAGTGAATAGTCTTACTGCGGATAATTATCAAGTTGATCATCGGTACTCTATAACTCAAGGTTATCTAGACGGACTTTCTCCTGAACAACTAAGTCATCCGGCAAATCTACGATTCATTCCTTGGCGAGATAATGCTAAGAAAAGTGAAAGATGTGATTTTACACTTCATGAATTTCTAGAGTTGATCAAGTAAACGCAAAAATGGGATTCATTTGAATCCCATTCCTTATTCTCAAACTAGTGCTATTAAATTAGCGTTGCATTAGATTGGTGTGAGAGTTCATCTTAAAAAATTAGATACATGAATCAAATATCTATAAATAGATAATCATATAAAATTAAAAAAATCATGTCTAGAATAACGCAGCTCAAGAGATCTCTGACAGATAGACGCACTCATGTTGAACCATGGGACGGGGAAGAGCGGCGAACTAGAATAGAAGGTACCCGAAGGTTTCCAGACGTTGCGGCACCTTCAATGTGGTTGCTAGCAAGTGAATATAGATCCATCTTTGAGATCTGTGCAGGCCTAGCATCAATAAAAACTCTAAGTCATTTAACACCAAGAGGTGATGGGCATCCGGTAATGGTTTTGCCAGGACTTAGTGCGGCCGATGGTTCAACTTCATTGCTTAGAGCATTTCTTGATGCACTTAGATATGTGACTTTTGGCTGGGGCTTTGGTCGCAATACTGGAGTTACTGAAGAAAGAATCTTAGAACTTCGGGATAGACTAGATTACATATACGAGTTGCATGGGAAAAAAGTTAGCTTGATAGGACATAGCCTTGGCGGAGTTTATGCCAGAGAATTAGCCAGGCTTAGACCAGATCTAGTACGTCAAGTAATAACATTAGGGTCGCCATTTACTGGGCATCCTTTAGCCAGCACTGGAACTTTGTTATATGAGTTCTTATCTGGAACCAAATTAAACACATTAGACTTTAATAGACATCTAGATATGCGCATTAAGCCACCAGTCCCTGTGACGTCAGTATATTCTAAGATGGACGGCGTGGTGGCTTGGCAGTGTTCTATAGAACAAAGAACCGAAACAAGTGAAAGCATTAATATAAGAGGCTGTAGCCATATTGGTATGGGCAGTGCACCAACTGCATTATATCTGATAGGCGAAAGATTATCTCAAGAAGAAAATAAATGGATGCACTTTAAACCAAATGGTGTACAACAAATACTTTATGGTATCTACGATCATTTAATATAGTTCTTTTTATTTATGAATGAAGCTATTGCACTTTGCCATTAACTGATGGTGAACGTGTTCATTTAAGACTGTTTTTCCATCGTGTCGATCAAGTAAAAACCAGGCTGGACCATATTCATGATATTCATCAATGATAGCATTGAATTTATCTTTTGGGATGCTGATTCTATCATCGACAAAGTCTTCTGTTATTTTTTCTCTAGAAAGAAAAATTTCAAGAACATCGAATCGAGACTTCAATTCTTCATAGTATTTTTTAGATAGTGCCAAATATTCTGGACTGGCATTTCTAAAAATTTTATCATAGACCAGATTAGAGACTATGAATCTATCTAAAATATAAGTCTTACGCTTGTCAAGTAATTCAAACATGCTGAATAGCAGTTCAAAATCTTTCTCAGTGTTGATTCGAAGTAATTCACCAGACGGCAAAGTCTTTTTGAATTTAATTTCTTGAACGCGATCATAATGAAAAAGAAGATCCTGAATGAAGGTGGACTTACAACACTCGTCAGGCCCATCCAATATAATGAATTTGGTTTTAGCGCCCATGAATAAACCTCTCATTCAAATAACTATCAACTTCGTCTTTTGAATATACGAATGAATGCATACTTGTTCTATTATACACTACATTTGACAAGGCCATTGGCAGTTGATTCAGATCAGTAATAGAATTTTTATTACCAATCAATGCTGCATTAAAGGCGATTACTGGGCAACCATAGTGGAAGAATTCGATTGTGCCAGGATGAAGAACCGTGTCAATATCATCCAACATTACAACTATTGGTTTAGATTGTAGAATTTTGTAATATTCTTCTTTTGTCGGTTTGATCTTAACAACATATGGCGGAAGATCTCCACTTGTTTCATTCGGATCTGTAATTACGACAGTGTAGCCTTTATATATAGAGCTTTCAAAGACCTCTTTAAATTCTTCCCACTTATAGGCTTTATCAGAAAGCCTAAAAGGCCAGAAGATCATTTTACTAGGAAGCTCTTCAACATCTTCAGAAATAGGCAACAGGTTTTCATGTGCGCATTTAGTATGTACCAAGACTTTGTCTGCTAGATCTGGTCTAACTTCTACAATATATTCTTTCTGCCTCGGATTCAAAACCGTAGTAAACAGACTGTGTTCAATAGACCAGAGATCCGTTTCAAAGAACTTATCAATATACGGACGATCCAGCTCAGGCAATTTAGTGATATTGAAGTTATAAATTACAGGCAAAGTTCCAGGATAGCCTGTAATATCTGTGATCAGAACATCACAACCTTTTTGTGCAAACCAGATAGCACACCAATTAGTTCCCCAAAATACTTCTCTAGTGTTAGCTGCATTTACACCATAAGTAAAAGGAATAAAGACAAATTTTCCAGAATCGATTTCAACTTTAAACTTTTCTAAAGTTTCCTCAATATCGCAGGCATCATGTGGAAGGGCAATTCGTACTTCTTCAAAATCACTCGCATAAGCCCTGGCAATAGACAACTGAAAGTTTCCGTCCTTAAGAACTGAATACTTTCCATCAGTGTATCGCCGCATGGAAAACATGCTTAGAAATAAAGCTTTCATAAAATCCTAAAGTTTCTTTTGAATCATTCCAACTTCGCCGGCTATGTCAGCCGCAAGAATCTTATCAACCAACGGTTGCTCACGATCAAAGTAGTGTGCACTCATCATTGTATGATGATATGAACCCAATTTCAAATCTGGGTAAGTTTTCTTCAAAACTCTATACAGATGCTCTTGCAACATAGTCATATTGAAAATGTCAAAGCAAATAGTTAAGCAACAGTTATTAGATCGCATGTTTGAGTACATATGCAATGCGTCGTTGCGAATCATGAAACTAAATGTCATTGAACATGGATACTCTTCCTTAGTATCTGTTCCAAGCATGTCAAGATCGCCTTCATTTAGAATGTGAATTACAGCTCTACGCGAACTTGAGTCTCGCACAAGTTCATCAACAATATACGGCAATTGCTTCAGAATTCTAGGCCCATATGCTGTAGAGAAATTAGTCGGCATGACCTTTTCGTCTTTTGGCTTGTCAATGAAATTGGCAGCGTTCTTATTTGAACTAAACACGTACGAAAAATCAGTGTCACCATTAATCATCCAGAGCCAGAATTTGGTCGCGAAGACATAATCTACTTCACGAGCCTTGTTCCAGATATAACGGTCGCGCGGATTGGTCAGTTCAAATGAAAGATTGGTAATCTCTCGAGATCCAATGCCACGCGGATTAGGTGTGAACTCTGGATTATCATTCAGCTCTTGTAAAATTGAAATGTAAATATCTTCAAAAGAATCGCCACTCAAGTGTTTCATAACATTACTCATCTTGATCCTTATAAGCCTTTTGGCTATTAATTTGTTCTGTCACAGCATCAATCATAAACTGATTCAAAGTGACATTCAGTTTATGTGCGGCTAATGAAATTGCTACAAGCTCACTTTGTGTTAATTCAATCGGAATCAAAATTCCCTGATCATACTCACGTCCTTCAATTATAGCTGTAGCTTTTTCCATAAAGTCTTCTTCAATGATGTCGATGTAATCTACTTCTTCCCAGGCAGTGTTATCGTTCTCATCAAACTCAAACTTTTCGTTCTTCCATCGAAAAGCTTTTTCCAAAGCATAATCACAGACTTCCATCATAATGACGTCTTGTGTTGCACAATCAAAAATACAGGCAATGCTGAATCCACCATCGCTGTGTTTGCCATTCCAATAGTCAAAGTTATAGGCGGCGTTACTTTGAGTACAATTGTAATCACAACCCTCAGATAACTTATATCCGGTTAATTCAAAAAATGTTTTTATCGTAAGCATAATTTATCCCTTAATTTTGATCCGCTGTGATAAGCCATATTCAAATACTGTTCTTTTTTCACTTGAGGCAAGTCTGGACCTACACCATTAAAAATGTAGAAGTGTGGATACAATCCACAGTACCTCATTGCATCTCCCATATTGTAGCTATTATAATCCTTCTTTTGACCCATGCTGACCAAACACGTGGTTGTAAGATCAAGCAAAGGTTGCATTCTACCATTCTTTAGATCAAAGGCAAAACCCTTAACAAAGACCGTTTGAAGTAATTCGACCAAAGGCGCGGGTGGCATCTCCCACCAAGAAGGCCAAGCAAAACACAAATGGTCGGCCGCTAGAATCTGATCTTTAACATCTGCCTCTGTCCATCGATCATAAACATCTATCAGAGAAATAGAATGACCTTTGCTGATAGCACCATCTGCAAATGATTTGGCTAAAGCTCTTGTAAAACTTAGATCAGCAGGATGTGCAATGATTTGAAGGATTTTCATAGACGAGAAAAGATTGAGAATGCACTATTGTACCATGTCTAAGACCGAAAAGGAAAGCTTATTCTAGGATCCAAGTAGATGTTCCTCTGTCAAAGTTCTTAAGAAACCTGTGGGATTTCATGTTATCCTCTTCGCTGAGATGTTCTGAAAACCGTAAATTTAAGTTCTCTAATAATCTTGGCAATTTTGATCGTTGAGTTTGATAACGAGAATAAACACCATGCTTTCCAGAAATCCAGAAATACGAAGGTTCATTATTACTAATAAATCTAAAACCACACTCTTTATATAACTGACCTTGACTCCAACACCTATCAGCATATCCGATTATGGAACCTAAATGATCATTTCTAAAAGTCTTTATTAATGTTGTTTCGCCACCAACTACCTTTACACCAGGCAAGGTCGCCACCCTTAAAAGTTCCCATTTGGCTTTTCTATTAAACCTTGGCTTGCCAAATGACATTAATGAGATTAAATTATTCTGTTCGAACAAACCATAAAAACATGTAGCACTTTTGCTTGTATTTTGCAAATGGTACTTATTAAGAAAATCACCACTTTCCTCTTTAGTCATTTCTTTTACCAAGAGAGTTTCGGCAAGTATTTGTTTATCGAAGATATCTAATGCACACTTTAAATGCTCTCGTGCTTTTTCTTTTTGGAGAAACCAAAGGTGTTCTTGAATTGTAATAAGCCTATAACCACGTGCCTCCATTTTACACAGTTTTTCTTGAGATTTTGTCCTTGAAACAAAATCAGCAGAATGCCAATAGGTCCCGTCAAATTCTATTCCAATTTTCAAAGATGGAATCCATATGTCAATCTCTTGTGGTGCTATAACTTTCCTATCTCTTCTAACGATTTCTAAACCTAAACTTTCAATATAGTCACCAATTTCTTGTTCGCCTTTTGAAGTGCTGCCACTGCATCTTGGACATTTTTTAAGTCCTCTTATACTAATATTTGATTCATAAGTTTTTCCGCAGGTGTGTTCCCATTTAAACTCGTGATCATAAATTCTATAAATTTGTCCAAGATCTGATAGATTTGAAATACACTTAACATCAAAAAGCTTTTCTAATTCTTTAATTTTCGTTGGGAGATGTAGTGTCGTTTGTTTAGAAATAGATTCTATAATTTTCTTATGAACACCAGCCATAGCTCTGATACTTTCAACACCGTGATTTTCTTTTAATTTTTCTCTAAATTTAGGTGAACTCCATCTCATTGGCCATTCTTCGCCAGTTCTTTTCAGATTAGTTTGTTTCAATATTTCTACTACAACTGGAGATTGCATAGCATTTTCTACACCATATCTTTCCAGGGTAGTGGCTTTCATCTTTGCTAGTTTTATTCCTTCAAAGGTATAGGCACAACTTCTACTACAGAATTGTCGATATCCTGATTTTAAATTTTGATTTTCTCGAAATTCAGGTTTCAGGAAGGGACACCAATGAAATGAATTTAATGTTTTTCCACAGGCCTTACATTGCGGATAGTCTTTTAGATTATTCTGAATCCAAAATAATCTTTCTGGATTAGTAGCATCTGCATCACACAGTGAAGTAAGTCTCTTCAATTCCGCGAGTGCAGCTTCTCCAATATAGCGAGTATGATTTTTACTAATGAAGTGAGAAAGTGGAGCTTCACTTTTATTTATTTTTCGCATACCTTTTCCTAAACTTATTCTTTAGGTATTTATTCATTTTTACGAAAAGAATTCTTCAATGCACTAAATAATTTTAGGTTAGAAAATCTAAAACACTTCTTAAAAAGGAAAATCACCATGGCTACTCTATCCAATTTTGGTATACCCGGCGTAGGCTCGGGTATACTTCATCCTCGCCTCAAGCATAAGTTCAGAATCACTTTCACAAAAATGGCTGCGCTTATTTCTGGAACTGAATCTAACAATTTATCGATGCAAGTAACTAACATTACTCTGCCTAACTTGACATTTGAAGAAGTTACTCTTCATCGTTATAATTCTACGGCTTATGTTGCTGGCAAACACTCATGGGAGCCAATCAGCGTTACACTTGAAGATGACATTAACGGTGTTGCTGCTTCTGTCATTCGTAATCAATTAGAAACGCAACAACGTATTATTGGCGCCGATTTAGACGGCCGCTGGTTGAATACTGCTGCTACTGGTAGTGACTACAAGTTTGGTGTTAAGATTGATCAACTAGATGGTGACGAGACCGTTGTTCAACAATGGTTGCTTGAAGGTGCACAAATTATGAGCAGTGATTATGGTGATCGGGATTACAGTGCATCAGAATCGGCAACGATTACCTTGAGCATTAGATTCGATCATGCCCGCACGATCGAAATGGCTCCAGGAAAAGGTACGGCTTTGGGAGGTCATATTTCGTAAAAGTTTTACGACTTATAAAAAGGACTCGAAAGAGTCCTTTTTTGTTTCTGTAAATAACTAATGAACATTCTTTCTTTACTTGACAAAAACGGTAATCTTAGCTCACGAAAGATTACAAAAGAAATTGCTGAAGAAGCTATTTCAAAAACCGAATGGCTTCCTTCTACAGCCACCACTTGTGAGCGTCTTTGGAACTTACACCATTCATTCACTGGATACGAAAAATTCTGTCAATGTGGATTTCCAATAACCACATTCGAATCATGGAAATTAGGCTATCGTCCCAATTCATGTTCTTTCGAATGTGGAATGAAATATGCAAATAGACCTGGACTTTCTGTAGAAGAGAAACAGAGACGACAACTAGAAAAAATTGAGTCGAATAGAACAAAGAACACTCGTGCAAAAGAGACTAGATTAAAAACCAATCTAGAAAAGTATGGTGTTGCTTTACCGTGGATGATGCCTGGTGCAAAAGAAAAGATTCTGAAAGACAAACTATTTAGATTTGCTGAAAAATGGATTACTGAATTAGAACAAGCTGAAACTAAAGCCTTGTTTGATCCTAAAGACTACACTTCAAATAGGCTTCGCTATCAAGTTCAGTGTCTGAAGTGCAATTCGGAATATGGTTTACATCGCCTGCATTGGACAACAGATAAAGGCAAAACTTGTCCTACTTGTTATTCAAAGAATTCTAGTTCTGGCCAACATGAGATGAATGATTGGATTAGAAGCCTAGGCGTGAAAACAAGGTTAAATGATCGTAAGGTCTTTAAAGGCAAATTTGAAATAGACATCTATGTAGCATCGGCTAATTTGGCTATTGAGTTTGACGGATTGTACTGGCACTCTGAAAAAGGTAGACCTAATATCAAAGAAGAAAGCTTTGCTAAATTTTTAGCATTTAGAAATAAAGGTCTAAACCATTTGATGATTTTTGAAGATGATTGGAATGACAAGAGGGATCAAGTTAAAGAACTAATTAAAGAAGCTTTAGGATTTAACGAGGAAGTTGAAGCAGAACCTGAATTTATTAAAAAGGAAGAAGCTAAAGCCTTTCTAGAAAAATATCATATCAACGGATTTGTGGAGGCTGATATATTTGTTGGGCAAAAACTTAATTGGCAAATTAGAACGCTAATGTCATTTTCTGCTAGTGGATTAGAAATTAAACAAATCTATAAACCAAATACAGAGCTTTTAGAATTTGCCATTTATGAACTAGAGGTCAATAAAGTAATAGCATTAGAAGATAATCGTTTGCCGAGAAGGTTCTTTAGAACAAACTTTGTCGAGACAGAACAAATTCAGCAAGTCTGTTTCTATATCAATTCCAGTGGCAAAAGATTCAAAACTAAAGAATCAGAGAAGCACTATAGAGTTTGGGATCTTGGACACACAAAATTAGAATTATCCATAAATACTTCTTTTAAGAATCATTGATTATGAAACTACACGAATTATTTGAAGACCAAGAAAGATCTGTTCTTTCAGTAATGGGCAAGCAACCAGAACATGTTAATGGCTCCTTCTTTTGTTCTTACAATAAGCTTACTTCTCTGAAAGGCGGCCCATCTTCTGTAGGTGATGATTTCAATTGTCACGGTAACAATCTGACTTCACTAGAAGGCGCGCCATCTTCGGTAGGTGGTAATTTATCTTGTTTCAACAACAAGCTTACATCTCTACACAACATCCACAAGCAAATTAAGCACATTGGTGGCTTTGCCACATTTAATGATAATCCGATTACATCTCATGTGCTTGGATTACTTTTGATAGATGGTTTACAGAAAGTTTTTCTTGATAATATGAAAGTACGTGTCATTATCAATAAACACTTGAAAGGCGATCGAGACATCTTCGCTTGTCAAGAAGAATTGATCGAAGCCGATTATGAGGAGTATGCGCAATTATGAAACTACACGAATTATTTGAAACCACTGGCAAAAGCTTTAGAGACGTCTATGGTGATGAACTCGGCGAAGAACCCGACCAGTATAATGGAAGTCTCAGCTGCAATAAAATGTCTCTTACTTCTTTAGAAGGCTGCCCAAGGAAGATCATGGGCGATTTCTCATGTTTTAATAATCAGCTAACGTCATTAAAAGGCGGACCCGAATATGTGGATGATATTTTTACATGTACTAATAATGAGATAGAGACTTTAGAAGGATGTCCGTCTTATCTTGGCAATGATGCTTATTTTAATCACAACAATCTTACGTCACTTCATAATGTCCATAAGCATATAAAAACGTTAAAAGGGTCATTTATTAGTTTTGCCAACAATCCAATCAAGTCACATGTGCTAGGATTACTTTTGATCGATGGGTTATATGGAGTAATTCTTGATAACGATGAAGTTAGTGAAATTATTGATAAGCATTTAGCACCAGACATGCGTGATGTCTTTGCTTGTCAAGAAGAATTGATTGAAGCGGGATATGAGGAGTTTGCACAGCTCTGATTGTCCTGAATTACATAAATAGACTTATCTATCATTTTACTTGGTAAGTTTATCCTATGGCTTTTTCAGTTGATTCACTTTTAAAAGACGCAAAAGTCTCTCTTGAAAAAACGGCAGTCGATCAGTTTGGTGCCGTAGTTGAAGACTTTGGCAAACAGGTTGGGTCTGTCTTTGGGGACTTAGAAAAGGGAATCTTTTCTGCTAAGGGTGGCAGACCTAAATCAGCAAATTCAAATCCACAGAGATCCTGGGATGCTACTTCTTATGCAGCTCATCTTGCAGGCGGAACAGATTATCGACCTAAGTTAAAATTCTTATTCAAAGTCGAATTCATCTTTAATGCCGAGGCATTAAAGATGATCAATAAGATAGATCCACTTTTTGTAAAAAAGTCTAAAGAATGCACCTTTATGATCAAGTCTGTAGATCGTCCTAAGATCGACTTTGAATATGAAGAAGAAGTGAATATGTATAACTTCAGAACCAAGGTTCTGAAGAAGGTTCGCCACCGCGACTTGACTGTTGTATTCATGGACGATACTGGAAATCGGGTATTTGATTTCTTTAGAATTCTGATGATGATCCATTCTCCCATTACAACACGCCAGTTGTCCCGTGACGGAACGATGACACAGCCGAATGCATCTTCTCTTTTAAACGGTTCTGGCATGGCATTTACTGGCACCAACACAGATAATGCACATCGACAAGTAGTTAATTCAGAATTTGGAAATTCAATTGAAGCTATTAGAGTAAAACAAATCTTTATTGATCCTAGTCCGACAGAAGGTGTTGAGACCATGCTGAAGATGGTCTCCTTTGATTTTATGAATCCAAGAATTGTATCATTTGATTTAGATGATCTATCTCATGAATCGAATGAGGTTGTTTTGATGACTATGGTTTTTGATTATGACTGGATGGAGATGGTTAAAATCGGGTCATTAGGTGCTAATGGGAATACCTGGGGTGACGATCAAAAAAATGTTATCGTATCGCCCAATATCACTCAGGCACCGAGCGATATTTCATCACATAAAACTTCAGGTGGAAAGGCTAAGGCACCTGGTGGAAATGCGGCTTCAAATCCGAATGGACCAAAAGATGCAGCGGCACTTGGTAAATCAAACAATAAAAGCAATCCATTTGCTGATACATTGTCAAGTCTCCTTGGACGTCAGATGACTAACATTACCAACGATGCTATTAATAAGATCATTCCACAAGGTGGGGGCGGTCTTCAAGGTAAGCTTTCAGGCATTCTTGGGGATCAATCCAAAAAACTTCTTGCACCTATTACTGGAATTATTCAGCGAACAGCTAATGAGAAGTTAACCTCAGTAGCTAATGGCGTTGTGGATTATGGTAAAGAAACTTTTTCTAGCATTAAAAATAAAGTCATAGTAAATGATTCGTCTACGCCAGGGCCAGATACTCCAACAGCCGTAGTCTCATCGACTCCGGCAATAATACCTGTTCAACCAGTGTCGCCTTATCCAATAGCATAACTTCGGTACAAGAATGGCTACTAAATTTGCAAATGGAAGATTCATTCCACAGAATCCACAGAAGTATGTGGGCGATGTTCGCCAGATTTTCTGGAGGTCAAGTTGGGAATACAAATTTATGTTGTGGCTTGACAAGAATAATGCTGTGCTGCGCTGGGGTTCGGAATCCTTAGCAATACCTTATATCAATCCACTTGATAATAAAGTACATAAATACTATCCGGACATGATTATTATGTATATTGATAATAGTGGTCAAGTTAAAAAAGAAATCATTGAGATCAAACCTTACAAACAAACAGTTGCCACTCCTAAAATGTCAGAACGTGATAAACTTGCTGTGATTGTGAATCAAGCTAAATGGAAGTATGCTGCCGAATGGGCACAGCGAAATGGGGCCGAATTTCGTATATTAACGGAGCGGAACCTATTTTTACAGAAGGCTAAGAAAGTCAAAGGAACTTCAGTATGAAAAAAATGGTTAATCCACTAGATACCTTCTTCGATACTCCGCCTATCGATATAGAAGACAATGCAATTGTGACTACTGAAGGTGCTCTTGCCAATATTCAAGGTACCGAAGCTCCTCCTGAAAAGGATGCTGAAGACGTTCAGATTGATAGTAAAATTGATGAAGTATATGATGCAGCTATGCAAGCGTATAATACTCAAACTCAATTTGCTAAAATTCTAGAACCAAGATATGCGGCACGAAACGGTGAGGTCGCAGCTAACTTTCTAAACATCGCTCTGAATGCTGCCTCGGTTCGTGCTAAAGTCAAAGGCGATCGTAAGAAGAATGCCCAATTTATTCCATTCACTAATAACAAAGCCAGCGGAACCGTAGTAGCTTCTAGAGAAGATATTATGAAGATGCTAGCTATCGATGCTGATACAAAATGATTACTTTCAAACAATTCCTTACTGAAGAATTCCTGATAGAAGCTTCCTCAGGCGAAGCAAAATGGGATAAGTATTTTGGCAATGTAGATGTTGAAACCATTGCTAAGAATGATTCTAAGCTTTATGATGTCTTTGGGAATTTGGTAGACAAAGAAATAAAGAAAGGCGATACACTTACCGTTCTTGCTGCTGATTACGATACTAAGCCTAGAATTAGAATCGGCAAGGGCGAGTATAGGATGAAGTTTGCTGACATCGACAAACCATTCAAAATCAATCTTGCTGTTCGTGGTAATTTAAAACCAGATGTCTTAAAGATCACCGGCAAAATTAAATTGTCAGATTTAAACAAACGGATTAAGAAAGCTATTGATGCTGATTCAGGAATTCCTGATGCGCAAGGAGAATATCTAAAAGCTTTAGTTGATCTTGCCGAAGATATGGATGATAAAGATTTTGCTGATACAGTAAAAGAATTATTCGAATCCGCCGGAGTAAAGGAAGATAAGGCACTTCAAAATACTATCAACAATGATTTTATGGAATGTCTTGGACCATTCTTTGTAGCCGATGAAATGTCTGAATATAAAAATTCAGATGTATTATTTCCGACTTCTGGAAGTGAACCGCTATATGACTTCGAAATGATTATTAAAGATCCAACTCAGTTCTCGTCTAAGCGAAGTGGCGGACATTCTAATACTCTGAAGGCAGCTCAAGTGTTTACTGCTGCATCTAAAGACTCTAAGCTTAAAAAGAAATATTCTAAAGAGCTAGAGCTTCTTAAAATCATCACCGAAAATACTGTTCGTAATGCACCTGGTCTAATCAATACCTGGCTTGCTGAAAACTTTAGGGATTATAAAATTGCTCCAGCACCTACAGACAATACTACTATTGCCAGACTAGAGGCAGCAGTTGTAAAGTTTATCACCTTACATTCTAAGTTGAATTTTGTACCATTAGTTAAAGAAGCAATTCCGGATCTTTGGTACGTCAAGTCTAAATTAAAGGCGGATGGGACTATTAAAGTAGAACCTTTAAAGAATGGACGAGACATTGATAAGACAGAATTGAGAAGTAAATCTTCTCCGGGCCATCTGGCTGATAAGCTTGGATTTGTGGTCTAAAGACTTCTTTTTCCAATAAATAAAGAACACATCCATTTGAAAGATTACTATGAGCATTCTGAAAGAATTATCACAAATCATTAACCCTATTACCGAAGGTGTTGATAAACCTACTTGCTGTAAAGTCGGAGATACCGTCTGGGCTAAAGATCCTTTTAACAAAGCAAAAACTGTTACTGGCAAAGTTAAGCGCGTCGGACGGACCTCTTATACACTAACCTTGAAAGATGGATCAGAAGAAACTTATCCGCACAAAGATGTAAGCGCCGATTACGATATAGTGAATCCAAAAACCAAACGCAAGATTGATGAGGTGTCGACCGCAGCACTTGGAAGATACAAGAAAAAAGCCGGAGAAGATGCCAGTTCCAAAGATAAAGAAGCCGATATTGCTTTTAAGGACGGTGATCTTGAGACTGGAAAGAAACTGACTAAGAAGGCAGACAAAAGGTTTTCTGGTATTGTTAAAGCTACTAAAAAACAATTTGACAATGACAAATCATTAGAAGAACAATTGCTTGAAAATGCCGAACTTCACAAGTTAGGCAAACAATTAAAAGGGGATAAGGAAGAAGGTGCCACTGGCGACGTAGAGGCTGAAGAATCTAAACCAGCACCGTATGGTGTCGAAATTGGACAAGTCTACGTACCAGCCGATGGATCTACAGGAGAACTTACTGTAGTCGGATTGGACATTGAAAAGGACGATGCAATAGTTCAGGATTCTGATACGGGCGAAGAACGCAATATTGATTTGTTTAAGCTAGCCAAAGTTCGTTATAAACTTAAAGACGAACAGGCACCATCTGAAGAAGAACCTGTTTCTGATGAATCAACCGCTGAAGTACCTTCAGAAGAGTCTGAATCAACAGAAGCTGATCCAAAAGCTTTTGACATCGGTGACATCGTTATTCCGAATGCAGGCAATCATAAAGGCGAACGTCATGAAATCACAAAGATTAAAAGCGACGGACGTTTAGTAATCAAACCAAAAGACCTAGAAGGTGAAGCTGTAAAATACCGTAATGGTGCAATTATCGCTAAACCAGAAGATGTGGTTCTGGCTGAATCTTATAAGGACGCATTCAAAGGTTTTAAGTTATTTGACAAGAACGCAACTTTGATGTCGCAGGTAAATGTTCCACTTAATGAAGCGGATAAGAAAGCCGAATGGGAAGCCGAAATTAAAAAGGTTCATCCAGATTTAGTAGGCAAGATGAAGTTTAAGAATCGTATCGAACAAGGCAAAGATACTACCTCTGCTGAAATCGGTGATCGTTCCTATGGAGTCTTTGATAACGATACTAATAAAGGTAAAGTTTTCAAGTTGAATGAAAGTGTCAAATCTGTAAAAGACTCTAATAGGTTTATTTCTAGACTTACTGCTAAATTGAAACCACTTGGATTTGAATATGACCGAGATAGTTGGGTTGATTCAAATAAAAACTTCGTCAAAATGGCCATTGATATGGATGAAAAAGATGGTTGGATTACTTGGTCTGCCGGCAAAAAAGCTAAAGTTATTTTTAGAGGAAGTGTAGGCTTTGATAAGGCACAAGACGTATTAGACAAAATTATAGCATTTGCTAATAGTGCAAAATGATTACGTTTAAACAATTTCTGTTAGAAATTACGGCCTCCACTAAAGATGGCCATAAAATTACTACTTACTTTGAAACTGCACAGGGATCAAAATATGTTTTGTCAGAAAAAGGTGAAAGCAAACGAATCAAATCATTACACGACAACACCGGCCCTGATGATGTAGGCCTTAAAGATTGGATGCAACATTGTGTGTTTGCCGATCCAAAGGATGAAAAGTCGGCTAATGCATTTCAATTTTTAATGAATTATCATGATAACATTTTAATTTCGGCTAAAAATGGTAAGATTACTTTTATGGTTGTCGATAATAAACAATGGCGAAATGCTACATTTGGGGATGCTTATCCTAAAGCAGCAAAAGAACCTGAACATAGCGATAAAAAAGATAATATCCTTTCATTTACCTACGTCAAAGATCCAAAAATGGGTTATCTTTGTGTAGAGTTTGATGTCAGAACAAACCAAACTGTTTCTAGTTATCATTGCGGTAGCCCAGTATCAAAGATTAAAAAACTTTCTGATATGTCTGAAACAGAGTTAAGAGCATTTCAAACAAAATAATATGATGACCTTTAAACAATTCCTGTTAGAAGCTGTTAAAGGCGATGAAGGCCATTATCCTGAAGATACTTCAGAACGAGCTATGATTCATCGAATCATTCAGTTGAATAATCTTGGTGGCAAAACCAAAGAGAACTATGATACGGCATATTCTTTTTTAGAGTCTGACTGGGGTGGTCAACTCTGGGACAAATACTACGAATTGTTCCATGAGAAGAATCCTAATTTTGAAGGACCAGCCAATATCCGAAGATTTTCTAAGTTCAAGAATGATTGTGTTGCTTGGTTCAACCACTGGAAGAACAATCGAACATTCAAGGGAACAACTCTAAGTAAACTAGACAACTAATAATCATGTCTGAACTCTTAACACTTCTTTTCCAAGCAAGAAATATTGCTCATGTACTTCACTGGAAGTCTAAATCGTTTTCAATGCATCTAGCATTAGGTGAGCTATATGAAACCCTAATTTCTTTTGCTGATGACCTTGCTGAAATGTATATGGGACGCCACGGTACTGATTTTGATATCGACGCAAATGCTACTTCTGATCTTGATCAACATGATGCAGCGAACTTCATAAAACAATTAGATGACAAACTCGAAGGAATGAAATCTACATTTGCACAAGAAGACTTCTTAATCAATAAGTTCGAAGAGTTGCAAGCTGTAGTTTCTCAAACACGTTACAAACTCGAAAATTTACGCTAAAGGTTAATAATGTCAGAATTCAAAAAACTTGATGACCTTCCTAAAGGTAGACCAAATTCTTATGAAGAAGTTATGAAGGCTATGTCTGTACTTCATAAGTTATTGTTAAAGCAATCCGAAGCCTATGGTGGAAAGAACTCTAAGTATCTTCCGGCACAAGTGGTAGAAGGATCATTATTAAAATCCTTTGCAAATGAAGAGACTGAACTATTTGAAGGTTCAGAAGTAGATCGTTTACTAGGGATAGCCCATGATCGTGCTGAAGCTTTAAGTGATCATCTAAAATCTAAAGATGATGAAAAGGCTATGAGGCTACTCGGTAGTCTTTTAAGAATGATTGGCGCCGCAATGGGTGCTAATCACGACGACAAATAAATTGTATTTTAAGGAACCGCTACAAATGACAACACAACATTTAAAAACCATGCTTCAAGACATCATTAACGATCGTCCTGAACAAGCACAAGCCGCAATGCACGAGTACTTTATTGCTAAGTCACGTGAGTTGACGGAAGGTAGTTCATCAATGATTAACGAATCATCAGGAGGATCAATTCTTACGGTCTTAGGTAAGCAACCTGAAATATATAATAAATCATTTAATTGTTCTGGAAAAAAGCTTACTTCATTAAAAGGGGCTCCAAAGGAAGTAGGCGGCGATTTTGATTGTACCGATAACGAACTTACTTCGCTAGAAGGAGCACCATCTTCTATTGCACACACTTTTAGATGTGCCGGTAATAATATTGATAATCTTTACAATATTCATAAGATTATTAAACATATTGGCGGTGATGCTGATTTTAGAAATAATCCAATTAACTCGCACATACTCGGATTATTTCATATAGGCGGGCTTGAAAGAGTATGGCTTAATCACAAAGGTGTTCAAGAAATTGTTAATAAGTGTTTAGCTTTAAAGCCTGGTTCAGAGGTGGATAAGATTGATCGTTGTAGGGGTGAATTGATTGCCCATAACCTTGATGACTTTGCCAAGCTGTAAATTTAAAAATCAGTATTTGAAAGTGAACTTTAGTTCCCTTTCTTGTTTATAAATTGTAACAACCGAACCTAAACTCAAAAATCATGATAGAATCTTATCATGATTGAAATAGATGGCTCATGTTATGAAACCTACATTAGGATAGATCAAGATCATCCAACATTAGCTTCTGCTTGTAGATTAATTCCAAATCATGTTAAGATAAATTATGACTTGATTATTAGAGACAATAATCTATCGTCTCTAAAAGGTATTTCTCCAAGAGTTGGACATAATCTTTGGGCGGCAAGAAACAATCTCACTTCACTTCATAACATACATAAACACTTAAAATATGTTGGGATTTCAATTGGATTTAAACACAATCCTATCAAATCGCATGTTCTCGGATTACTTTTGATAGACGGTCTTCAAAAAATCTTCTTAGATAATAAAGAAGTAGAAGACATTATCAATAAACATCTGAAGAACGGTAGAGACATCTTCGCTTGCCAAGAAGAATTAATTGAATCAGGTTTTGAAGATTTTGCTCAGTTGTAGTCAGGATTTCTATAAATATCTCATTGATAATGTCATTGAGGGGTTTATCGTGAAATTGACTGATTTATTTAAAAACGTTCCAAAAAGCAAAGACGAAGTAGTCACAGAGGATACACATGACTATTCGGCAAAAGCCAAAGTAGATGAAGATCCTGAATTTGATCAGTGGCTTGAAGGCTATAAAGATCGTAATCCACACGCTCATCATAAAATCTCCAACTTACACTAAGCAATCAAAATGACAAACGAATTTAAAGTATCTAATAATGTAGTTGCCAAAACCAGCATGGTTGAACGCATACTAGCAAATAGAGAAGAAAATAGTTCTTCAACAGTTGGTATGTTACTCGCCGGAGATCCAGGAACCGGCAAAACATCTTTTGTCAGATTTTTGGCTCATCTTTTAGGTATGCAACTTATAGTAATTGAAGCTCCACATATTACTGAAGAACATATTATCAATATCCCATTTATTGTTTTTAATGACGATAATTCACCAGGGGTTAAAGGGGAGCAAAAAGTTGAAGAACATGGACCAACTATCGAATTAGCCGATAGTTATTTATTCTCTCAATTAAATAGGGCCAAAGGTATTGATGATTCAACTTTGCTGAAGAATATCTATAAAGGACATGACCAATATCAACACGTTTGGGAAGAACTTGGCGGTGATGAAACTACCATACCAGAGCCAGTTGCCGAATTTCGCGCTCATACCAAGGTGATGTTATTTATTGATGAGTTCTTCCGCAATCCATCAAATAGAATTAAGAATATTTTGCGTGGTATTCTAAATGGCAAATTAGGCACACATAGTCTTCCGCAAAATGCGTATGTTATTTATGCATCAAATCTTAAAGATGAAGGTGTAACGGATATTCCGAAAAACACAGATTTTGTAAAAATTAAGCTTGAAGTTCCTGACAAAGATGAATGGTTCTCTTGGCTCGTGAATAAGTATAAAGACTCAGAAGAAGTTCATTTAAATATGGACATTATTAATGCTTTCTATAAACTTCTTAAGCAAGAGCATTTGAGTTCACACGATTTAGAGGCCAATGTTCGTGCTTCGCCACGTTCATGGGAACAAATTTTACTTTATATCAATAGCTCTTTACCTGCTGAAAATGAGAAGGATGCAAAATCGTTAATTTCAAATATTAGATCTAAATTCTCTAATTATCAAACAGGTGAAGAACATACGATTGCGGCTGGTGTTTTAGATGTAGTTTCTAAATTGATTAAAGAAACTAGTGATTTTGAAGTTGGTACTGCTGGTAATACTGAAGAAGAATGGCGTTCCACTTTTGAACACCAAATTAAACAGAAAATGAAACTTGGTAATGCACGAACTTATGTACCAATTGTTTCAGGCCCTCCTGGGATCGGAAAGACTTCGGAGATGGCACTTACTGCATTGAATTTAGATCTTCGCTATATCTATGTTGATTGCTCTACGTTAGATCCAGAAATGACCTTGGGCATCCCACTGCCAGATAATCCAAAGGGGTCAAAGACGAGAGCCGTACGATTTTCCTTCCCGCAGCTATATACTCAGATAATGAACGATATTGCTAAAGAGGACGCGGCACATATCAAGAATATGTCATCCGCTGAAAAGAAAGCTTATTCTAAAAAGAAATACAAGTACATGATTTTCTTTGATGAATTTAATCGTACTTCTGTAAAAGTCTTCAACGGGCTTCGTCGTGTTCTGCTTGAAAAAGATTTTGGTCCAGGACTTGAACTTCCGGATGAAGCCATTATGGTCGCCGCCATTAATCCAACAGATGTTGGAACACAAGAGTTGACCATGCACATGCGTGACGTGGTTGATATTATTGATTCCCAACCAAGCTGGAAGTTGGCATTAGGATTTATTGATAAACTCAAAGTTAAAGCATTACCTGTTGCACTTGAAACTGCAAAGAACACCGTTATTAAGATGATGCTCAATTTTAAAGAGACCGATCCAAAGAGATCTGCCGATCAGCGTCCATTCTATATGGGTATGGGTGAAACACCTTTGTATGTTTCACCGCGCGAAATAGTTACCATGATCAGAAATACGGCCAGAGTTCTTTCTTTGAAACTTAACAATAAACGGTTGAAAGCAATGATCGAGACTGATGATGTAGAACAACGCAAACAGGCCTTCGATGCCTTGGCTTTGGCCACTTTTACGACGATAGATGGTGTTTTGTCTATTGGTATGGATAAACAAGGTATTGATGCACCAGAGTTCCTGCACGATTTAGAAAACTGGATTCATGAACATCTTGACGTAGCCGGTATCTTTGTAAAGAAGAATAAGACACTCGGGCTAGAATCTATTATTGATCCGTACTTTGGCGATTCTAAAAAGGATATGACCAAAGAACTCGAGTTGATTAATTATGTCGAAGGCAATGACATTCAAGTCTTCAAGGATGAATTGAGTCAATATCTGGTCGAGAAGCTTAAAAATGATAAAACTCATTTGACAAACAAGAAGCATCATATCCGCGGGATTGCTGATGGTAAACTTACTAAAGACGAAAACGTTTTAGTTTCTAACCTGGAACATCTCGTACGTGATATAATCTTAGCATTCAAGGTTAATAAGGTTAGCTCTGAAATGTTTGATGGTGTTAAGTTTGCAACTCGTGATGCTTTGAAAGAACTTATTCGAGTTCTTAAAGAAGCCGATGAGGGTGATCTTAATGCTGAAGCAGTTGAATTGAATGGGCGTTTGTTTAGATTGTTTAAGGCTTGATATATGAAAGTATCTGATTTATTTGAAGCCGAAGAAAAAAGCATCTTGTCTGTAATGGGCAAACAAGAAGATCAGGTCGCTGGTGACTTTTCTTGTTACAACAATAATCTTACGTCTCTAGAAGGCTCGCCAAAAGAAGTAGGTGGCATTTTCTTTTGTTCCTACAATAATCTTACGTCTCTAGAAGGCTCGCCAAAAGAAGTAGGTGGCAACTTTTCTTGTTACCACAATAAGCTTACGTCTCTAGAAGGCTCGCCAAAAGAAGTAGGTGGCAACTTTGACTGTTCCTACAATAATCTTACGTCTCTAGAAGGCTCGCCAAAAGAAGTAGGTGGCAACTTTGACTGTTCCTGCAATAAGCTTACGTCTCTTCGTAATATTCATAAGCATGTAAAGAAGATGATTGGTGAAGCCAATTTTGAAGATAATAATATTAAGTCTTGTGTTCTTGGATTACTTTTAATAGATGGATTAACAGTAGTACTTCTTAAAAATAAGAAAGTACAGAAGATTATCAATAAACACTTGAAAGGTGATCGTAAAGGTGATCGAGACATCTTTGCTTGTCAAGAAGAATTAATTGAACATGGATATGATGAGTTTGCAAAACTATAGGATTTTATAAATGGCTAATCTCGCCTCAAAAATTAAAGCCGATATCGGCGTAGTCAAATTTCTAAAGTCTGCTTGGACCGACAAAAATATTTCTGACTCTCTTGATCTTATTGCAAAAGAACAAAAGGTTACTGTTCAAGATGTAAAAGATAAAATTCAGAAAAAGATTGATGAATTTCAAGACATCGCAAAATATTCTAAAATGCTTTATGAAACTATTGCATTGAATATTATCGAGTCTGAAATCTTCAATATGCTTACTGACCTTACTCATAAGGCCGAAGAAGAACAGAAATTTGATCCAGCCACATTTATGGCGTTGATTCGTGCTGTCAAGGCAGAGCATGCTCGATTTTTTCCGCTTCGCAATTTTTCTGATTCTAAGCATCTACACAATCCTCGCTGGATTCTTGTGCCGAGTGATAAAGAAGAAAACAAAAAATACAACAGCATCACTACTGCTGCTGCAACTCCAAAAGGCGAGTTTATTTTCTGTGTACCTTTCATGCAGAAACTTTTAGACTATGCACGAATTAAAGGTCTACAACCAAAGAGTAAAAAGTATTCTAATAACGGTGGTCCATTTCCACCAGGCTATGCGTATATTGAATTTCTGATCATTCATGAATTGCTTCACTATACTCAGTCGGACTTTCATTACGGAAAGATCTACAAAGAAGTAAGTCCACAACTCCTTAATTGGGTCGGCGACTTCAGGTCTAATTACGAATTAGTAAAGGGTGGATACGAACAACTCCCAATCGGACTTTATAGCGATCATATCAACTATGATCGTCAGAACACCTATAAAGAAATGATCGATATTGTCAAAGCCGAGATGGATAAGCTTCCTAAGAAGGAACAGGACAAAGTCAAGCAACAGATGGATGAGATGACCGATGAACACGGCGAAGGCGAAGAGGAAGAAGGCGAAGGTCCTGACATGGAAGGCAAGGAAGGCGAGGTCGATAAAGCTGGAAAAGCTACCAGCAAAGCCATGGGCGAAAAGAAAGATTCTAAAGGTGAAGGTGAAGGCGAAGGTGGTGATAAACCTTCTGACAAAAAAGGTTCTCAACCTGGCAAAGGTAATGTTACTACAACTTCTAAGTTTGATCCTTCATCTATTAAGCCAAGATATTCTTGGCGCGATCTGATTTCTAAGGCTGTTAAGAGCTCTGCCGAAACCGAAGAAACTTACATGAAGCCGAATCGTCGTGGCATTACCGGTGCAGTACTTGCACACACCCGTGGTTCAGCAGCTGTAAAGCCTGGTGATATTGAGACTCAAGTCAATGTCAAGCTATTAGTTATTGTCGATTCGTCTGGATCAATGGGAAGTGAACTTGGCAAGGTCTATGCTAATATTAAAAATCTTTTGAGCAATCGCGAAGTTGGACACACGTTCTTGTTGACTAGATTCTCTGATGTATTTGATGAATGGGCATGTAATGTCAAGACTGATAAGGCTGTTAATACTGAAGATAAAAAAGTAGATAAAGTCTCTCATGTCTTTACCACCACCTACGGTGGTGGAACACAATTACAAGCTGATATGGTAGAACAAGCCAGACAACGTATGTCTAAAGGATATAATGTACTATTCTTTAGTGATACCGATGTATTGGCCTCTTCAAACTTCACTCAATTGAAAGCTCTGCTTGACATGAAAGCTTTTGTAATCTTTGATAGCAAAGCCACATTTGAACAAGCCGTTGGAAAATTAAAATCAGTTCCATTTGGTATGTCACACTTATGAAAGTATCTGAATTATTTGAAGAGACAGAAAGATCAGTGACGTCTGTGATGGGACAGCAACCAGAACATATAGCACGTGATTTCTTTTGTAGTTACAACAAGCTTACTTCTCTGAAAGGTGCTCCAATATCTATAGACGGAAATTTCAATTGCAGTAATAATAATCTCACATCATTAAAAGGTGGACCTACCTCTGTTAGTGGTTATTACTATTGTTATGAAAATAGCTTAACTTCTTTAGAAGGGTTACCTTCTTCAATGGACAGTTTATCCATTTCATGTAATAAGATTACGTCACTTCACAACATCCATAAGATTATTAAACGAATAAACGGGGCTGCAAATTTTAGTAATAATCCAATTAAGTCACATCTATTAGGTTTACTTCTAATAGATGGGTTAACTAAAATTTGGTTTGATGATAACTGGCCATTAGTTAGAATTATTAACAAGCACTTACAAGGCGAACGAGACATCTTTGCTTGTCAAGAAGAGCTAATTGAGAATGGCTTTGAGGTCTTTGCGCAATTATGAAAGTGTGTCCTTACTTCAAGGATGAACTCTGTAGCATCTACGATCAGAGACCACAGTGTTGTAGATCATTTCCGAATAGAACTAGTGGCATGTTCTGCGCCGATTCTAAATGTGATGAAGATTGCATTAGCTGCAAAGATAAATGCTGTAGGCACATCGAAGGCGAAGGTACTGATGTTTTTGAATTGCTAAACATCAGCTGTTCTGAATGTCAGAACAAATATTGCCTTAATTAAAATCTGGTGAAATTAGAATGATAAATAGGTTCTAATGAACCTATTTTGAAGGGCACGCGTAATGAACCTAGAAATAGTCAATAGGAATCATGTGAAGGTTATTTCATCTAGCATAAATACTAATGGACTAACCCCTTAAGGAACTATTATGCTAACCTATGAAGATTTTGGACAACCTACACGTCATCTTAAACGCTATTTGAAATTGATCGAATCACAAGCTTTACCTAAGAAAGTTAAGGGCGATTATCTGGAAGAACATCATATCTATCCTCGCTGTATTTTTGGTGATACTGATCAATTAGTGGTATTGAACCTACGTGCACATTTTATTGCACATGAACTTATCTGGAGACACTATAAAGAAATTAAACATCCAAAAGCCAATAAGCTAGCTTATCCTTTAAACAGAATGAAGAGCGCTGTAAAGAATCAGCATTCTACTACAGAAAAGTTAAGGGTCACTAGTCGCATGGCTGAGATAGCTAGGAGATCGATGCACGAAGCTTTAATTGGGAAGAATAATCCTTTCTACGGTAAGAAGCATTCACCTGAAGCTTTAGCTAAAATGAGTGCGAAAAATGTTGGGAGGAAAGTATCACCAGAAACCCTCACAAAGATGAGTGAGGCGACGAAGGGGTTTTGGAAAGACGAAATTTATCGTGCTACTATTTGTGAGGCACTCCGTAACAGAGAGATTACTGAGGAAACTAGGGAAAAGATTAGTAAAGTACATAGAGGAAAAGTTCTTTCAGATGAAACTAAACAAAAATTAAGTATAGCACATAAAGGTATTAGACTTGGGTGGAAGGATAGCAAAGAAACACTTGAGAAAAAGAGTAAGTCACAAAAAGGTAAAAAGAAATCAGAAGAGCATATTAACAAAATTAATAGAAATCCTGAGAAAATTAGAAAGACTGCTGAAAAACATCGCGGCATGAAACGAAGCGAAGAGACGTGCCGCAAGATTTCTGAAAAGGCAAAAGGCCGCATTTCTAAAATTAAAGGATTAAAAACTTTTTACCATCCGATAACTTTAGAGGTGATAAAGATAATTGGGGATCAAGAAATTCCAGAAGGATTCATAAAAGGATATCCTCTGATGAGGGATTCTAATGGAATGAAAGGAAGAGAATGGTGGTTTAACCCACTCACAAGAGAAGTAAAACCATTTTCTAGAGATGAAACAAAGCCAGATGGATGGCAACGCGGGAGACCAAAAAAGGTAAAATAATGAAAAATGAACAGATTAAGAGAGCTTATGCAGAGGATGAATATACCCCATTCATGATAAGTGAACTTCGCAAATGTAAAAAAGATCCTATTTACTTTATGCGAAACTACATAAAGATTCAACATCCAACAAGAGGAACAATACCTTTTGAGATGTTTGAATTTCAAGAACGATATGTTAGGAGTTTACACGAGAATAGATTTGTGGCGTGTTTAATGCCCAGGCAGTGCGGCAAGACTGTTACAACGGCTATGTATCTTTTGTGGTTTGCCTCTTTTAATCAGGACTCTACAATTCTTATTGCTTCAAAAAATCAAAGTCATGCTTTAGAAATTGCAGCAAGAATTAGATTTGCCTATGAAGAACTTCCAAACTGGATTAAACCAGGAATGAAGTATTATAACCGGCATAATCTAGAGATGGACAATAAATCAAGGATTATTTCTGAAGCTACAACTGCAAAAACAGGTCGAGGCACATCACTCACTAAGCTATACCTTGACGAGCTCGGATTTGTAGACAAAAGGATTCAGGATGAGATGTGGAGTTCTTTAGCACCTACGCTTTCTACTGGTGGTTCTGCTATTATTTCTTCAACCCCAAATGGTGATACTGATCTTTTTGCTTCTCTTTGGCGCGGTGCTATGTCAGGAACAAATGGCTTTGTGCCATTTCAAGTACATTGGAGAGAACACCCAGAACGATCTGATGCCTATTGGGATGAAATGGTCGGTCAATTAGGAGAATTGAAGTGTCGGCAAGAAGTAGGAACAGAATTTTTATCTTCCGACGCCCTCCTCATCAACTCGATGAAGCTGCAGCAGCTTAAGTACTCACGTCCTTCATTCGAAGACATGGGCTTCAAGTTCTGGGCCGATCCTAATACTCTAGGTGGTCAAGGCAAAACTTATCTTGTCTCTTTAGATCCCGCTACAGGCAATGGTAAAGACTTTTCAGTAATTCAAATCTTTGACTTTCCAAAGCTTACACAGATTGCCGAATGGCGAAGTAATGAGATTAATATTCCGTTGCTATATGCTAAATTGAAATGGGTCCTTAATAAGCTTACTATGCCTGTAGGTCGTGGTCGAGCCGAAGTATTATGGACCTTCGAGCGTAATGGTATTGGTGAAGCCATGAGTGCATTGTATGTAAATGATGAGAAGCCACCAGAATTTGCAGAACTATATAATGATGCACCTGGCAAATACGGTGTATATACTTCTGGCAAATCGAAAATTTTGTCTTGCTTACAATTGAAGACGTTAATCGAGAAGGTTAATAATGGCTTCACGATTAATTCTGAGATATTGTTATTTGAATTGAAGAATTTTGTTGCGAAGGGCGGAAGCTATGAAGCAAAATCTGGTTGTACTGATGACTGTGTCATGGCGACTGTTGGGATCACGAGGTTGATTAAACGATTAGCAGAGTATAATGATGAAGCGTTTAAACGAGTAAACGAATACGTCGAGGCGAATGATCCGAGTGACGATGAGCCATTAGGAATGGTTTTTTGATAAATAGATGTTTTAATGGTAGCCTATGAAAGTAAGTGAATTATTTGAAGACGAAGAAAGAAGTGTCTTATCTGTAATGGGACAGCGGCCAGAACACTGTTATGGTAATTTTCGTTGTTCAGATAAAGATATTGAATCGTTAAAAGGGGCACCTAAATCAGTGTCTCACTCAGTATTTTGTTCTAGAAATAAATTTTCTTCGTTGGATGGTGTACCTTCTGAAATAGGCGATAACTTATATTTTGAGTACAACAATTTGACCACACTTCATAATATTCATAAGTACATTAAAAAGATTGGGAATGTTGCTGATTTCAGATGGAATCCCATCACCTCGCATGTACTTGGGCTACTTCTAATAGATGGTCTGAAGGTATGTTTTCTTGACAATACGAAAGTAGAAGTCATTATCAATAAGCATCTGAAAGGCGAACGAGATGTCTTCGCATGTCAAGAAGAATTAATTGAAAATGGATTTGAGGACTTTGCGCAATTATGAAATTACAAGAATTATTTGAAGAAGAAAGAAGTGTTCTTTCGGTCTGTGGTCGATTTCCAAGGGTGTTTACCGGAATATTTGTTGCCAACAATATAGAGCTGACATCTTTGAAAGGATCTCCTGAAGAGATAATAGGCGACTTTGATTGTAGTGCTAATTATCTGACTTCATTAGAAGGTGCTCCATCTTCAATAGGCGGTAATTTCGTATGTGATTATAATGCTATTACTTCATTACATAATATCCATAAGCAAATTAAATATATTGGAGGATATGCAAATTTCGAATATAATCCAATTAAGTCACATGTACTTGGATTACTTCTAATAAAAGGATTAAAGTATGTTTATCTAACCAACGGAAAAGTGGCAGACATTATTGATAAGCATCTATCTGGTGATCGAGATGTCTTCGCTTGTCAAGAAGAATTGATTGAAGCTGGTTTTGAGGACTATGCACAATTATGAAGGTGCACGAATTATTTGAAGCTGAAGAAAGAAGTGTTCTTTCGGTAATGGGAAAGCAAAAAGAACATTACATTGGTGAATACTCTTGTTCTAGGCGTTTTCTAACCTCATTAAAAGGTGCACCAACATCAATAGACGGTAAATTCTATTGTATGGATAATAAGATTACTTCCCTAGAAGGTGCACCGTCTTCAATAGAAGGTAATTTCTATTGTACAAAAAACAAGCTTACTTCTTTACACAATATCCACAAGCACATTAAACATATTCGAGCCTTTGCGGGTTTTGGCAATAACCCGATTACTTCCCATGTCCTTGGTCTACTTCTAATAGATGGTCTTAAGGGAGTTTATCTTGATAATAACGAAGTAACAGACATTATATGTAAGCACTTACAAGGCGATCGAGATGTATTTGCCTGTCAAGAAGAATTGATTAATGCTGGATATGAGGACTTTGCTCAATTATGAAAGTACACGAATTATTCGAACAAGAAGAAAGATCTGTTCTTTCTGTAATGGGCAAGCAACCAGAACTAAAAACTTCATCTTTCTTTTGTAATAACAAAGCCCTAACCTCTTTAAATGGATCACCTTCTACAGTCGCGGGTGATTTTGAATGTTTTAACAATGAGCTCACTTCATTAGAAGGTATTGCATCTCATATAAGTGGTAACCTAACATGTTATAATAACGCATATCTTACATCTTTACATAACATCCATAAACAAATTAAACATATCGGACGAGAGGCTAATTTTTTGGAATTGTCCAATTACTTCACATGTGCTTGGATTACTTCTGATTGATGGACTTAAGGCAGCTTTTTTCTCTCAAGGGTGGAATGACGAGCTTCAAACAATTATTAACAAACACTTAGCCGGCGAACGTGACGTCTTTGCTTGTCAAGAAGAATTAATCGAAAATGGTCTAGAGGACTTTGCTCAATTGTAACGGTTACGCTTTCATTGTTTACATTCTTTTAGGATTAGAGTAGAATCAGCTCTAATCCTAAAAGGGCTTTAGCATGGAACTCCAAGTACATATTAGAAAAGGTAAGAGGCAAAGCCTTGTTAGGAACATGGTCATGTTCTACATGCACCATTTGAAAATTCAAAATAGCAGATTCAGCTTAACAGTAGTTTCTCAAATCAACTTGCAAAAAGATACTGGTGGGTGGGGTCGTACTACTCACACAGATACAGATATTGTAATGTGTATAGACGCACGTTTAAATATGCAAACGTTAATGACCACCTTGGCACACGAGATGGTTCATGTCAAACAGATTGCTACAGGACTTTTAAAGTTAGACATGATACGTAATAAACCTGTAACGATCTGGAAAGGCAAAGTTCACAAAGAGGTAGATTATCTAGATCAACCTTGGGAAATCCTGGCCTTTTCGAAACAAGAGATCATGACACAAAGACTTTACAATTTTATGATAAAAATTGCATTTGACTTCACAAAGTGATGTACATTTCCTAGGTTCTAGAGTATAATTACTTATCGGAAACAAAACAGGACTTTAATATGTTTTATGTTCTTTTTAAAGACAATGTTGTAGTAGGTACCACTCAAATGTACCCAACTACAGAATGTCCTATTGATTTTAATCGTGTTGAAACATCTATTGATTGGGCATCATTTGATCAAGTTACAGCGATTGCAGCAAAACTTACTGAATTGACTGGTAAAACTTATCTGCCAACAGATAGTGGCCATGGACATTACCGATTTGGGATGACTCAAGCACCAATGATTGGCGATGAAGTTTCTTATACTTTTAACGGTGACTACTATCCATGCGGTAAGGTTGAAAAGATTTCTAAGACCTATCTGATTACAGTTTCTGGTGGCAAAGTCTTTCGTTGGCATCAAAAAACTTCTAGCTGGCTTCATCATGGCTGGACTCTTATTAAAGGTCATCGTTCAGAACAAAATCCTTCTTTCTAAGAAAGCCTATCATGAAATTCGAACATCGCGTTTATTTTCAAGAACATGATAGGGATGTTCAAGATCCTATCGTTTCAATTGATGTTCCATTTGTTCCAAGAAAATCTGATATACTGATTGTCAAAGGGCAAAATTATCGTGTTCTGGATATCGAAATTGAGTATGGGCCACGTTCCGTGTATGCAGTTAACTTATCAGTCACTATCACCATCCGACTTGAAAAGACCATGAAATGATTTTCTACGCACTCTATCTGTTTGTTACTTTTATTATTTTTTATTTTTATCTAACTAAAGGTGATTATGATGTCTAAGTTTCAAAAAGAAAAAGAAATCATTCAAGCTGCAATTATGCAGGCTGCTCAGGCTGCAAAAAACTTAGTTGATGAAAATCCAAATGTTTGGTATCCTTGTGGTATGGCCGGGATAAAGATTAAGCCTGCACGAGGCAGATTTGTAAGTGCTTTGAAAGAGCTTGAGTTAGGTTGGACTAGCGAAGAAGGCGGATATGTTGTATCAAATCCTAGTATGGCCTGCACCCAATGGATGCCTGCTCAGGAACTTGGTGCCGAAGTATTTGCGGATCTTCTTAAGGAACACGGCGTTGGTTGTAGAGTTTATACTAGGATTGATTAAGAATGTTCTCAATGACAAAAATTAATTTTGAAGAGTTCCTCGAGGGATTTAAACTCGGGCGACTCTGGTACGATATGGAGAAGACCGTTGAGGGGAGTAAATGGCACAAGGAGCCGAATGTTTCCTGCCATACTCAAATGCTGATTGATTGGTACTATAATAACCTTTTTGATCTCCGTACAGAACATCAGCGGATGCTTTCTCTTGTAGCTTCTACATTTCATGATGTGGGAAAGCCTAGAGCTATGATCATGAAGTTCTCAGAAGAACGAGGACATTATAAAGCCTTTCATGGGCATGAGCAGATTTCGGCCAGACTTTGGATTGACTATGCTTATTCAAATCCTGAAATTGTAAAAGATCTTCTCAACCTTGGAATTTACGATGTGCATAACATCGCACAGATGATAGAATATCATTTGCCATTCGAATTGAAGAATAAAGAAAAACGTAAGGCCTTGAAGACATCGTTTTTGAATCGATGCGGGGCTGCGAATCATCAAGCCTGGCTTGATTTTATTCTGAGTGATCAGAACGGTAGGATCGCCGAAGATCAAGTTACAAAGCTTGCTAAGGTTGATGTTTGGATTAAAGAATGGGAAACCGTATGAGAGACTTTTTTAAAAATCCTTTGATTGGGGAAGCACTGCTCGTTTCGGCAATACTTCTAATTCTAGTCTTAGGAGTTTTCTTTGGACAAATGAGAACTTCCAGGGTCGATTATAAAGACTGTGAAAATAATGGTGGAAAACTTGTAAAAGGTCTAAACTATACAGTGGTTTGCATTAAATCAGAAGCGATCATTCAACTTTCAGGTCAATCAAAATGAAAACTGCATTTATTCTCTCAGGTGTTCCTGGGGCTGGTAAGTCGACTTTTATTCCTCGAATCAAAGAGATTAATAAGTTGGCAGCCACTTCGGATATTGCGACCTTCTCGCTTGATACTTGTCGCCTTGCCTTTTTCGATCGGCAATTTCGCGACAAAGAAATGAATGCCGCCTTTTATAAAGCAGCATTTGATAATGCTAATGAAAATAAAGTCAAGTTCGATGCTTTTGTAATCTCGCAATGGAAACGTTTTCTTGAACGTGATTTCGTAGTTGTAGATAACACAAACTTGACACGTAAGCCTCGTGCTCGTTGGATCAATGATCTTCGTGCTAAAGGCTTCACTATTGTCGGTGTTCAAGTTAATGTACCATTGCAAGTTGCACTTGATCGACAGGCAACTCGTGGCGATAAATCGGTCCCATTGAAAATTGTTGAGGACATGTATATGCAACAACAAGAATTTTTGCTTGGGTCTGAAGTTGATTATGTAATGTATGTTGATGGCGTTACTGGGTCAGTGACTTAACTTATTTGGGATTGTTTATGACACTCGAAGAATTTGCTAAGAAGGCCGGTGTTTCGGTTTTCAAATGCGATCCAGATTGGGGAGGGAGCATTGGTTATAAATGCTTGGATTATCCTAATTCACGTGTTTGCGGTTTTAGATCTGAAGCTGCCGCCTACAAAAGCTGGCTCGAAGATTCATTTGGCACAAATACTGCAAAGGCGGTGATGACACTATTAAAACAAACCAAGTCCGTTTAACTTCATCCACAAAAGAACTTGCACAAGTATCCTAATCTTAGGATGCGAAGATCAAAAATCTTGTTACAATAACCATATCGACATGAAAATTGTCGATAGAAATTTCAGCTTATACTGAAATTCTCTATAAATAGACTGTCACGAAAGAGTGACAAACTTTATTATTTTTAATCTTTGAAAAGGAAATTTTATTATGACAAAACGTACACTTGCTGCTTTGGCCGAGCAATTCAAACAAAAGACCTCTGATACGAATGACGCGGCGGATTGGAGAAGGTTTTTTCCATTTTGGAAAGCAGAAATGGACACCGTCTCGGTAGTTCGTTTCCTCCCTGATGCTGATGAAGAAAATCCTATGGGATTCCTTGTTGAGAACCATTCTCACGAACTTACCGTTAATGGTAAGCGTGAAAAGGTCCCTTGTCTTAAGATGTATGGCGAAGAATGCCCTGTCTGCCAGCTCTCACAAAAATACTACGACGAAAAATCTCCTGACCATAACGAAACGCTTGGCAAGAAATACTATCGCAAGAAATCCTATATCGGACAAGTTCTGGTGATGGAAACTTCTATTCCACATGATCAAGAACAATTGGTTAAGCTTATTGACTTTGGACCAGCGGTCTTCAAAGCTATTCAAGCTGCATTCCAATCTGGTGATCTTGAGGAAGCTCCTTCTGAATTGAAAGGTGGATACAATTTCCGGATCAAGAAAACCAAGTCTGGTGAATATGCTTCTTACACAACTTCGAGCTTTGCACCTAAAGCTTCTGATGTTGGTGATGATGTCATTGAGCAACTTAACCTGTATGATTTGAAAGAGTATCGTACTGCAAAAATGTCTCGTGATGTTCTTGAAGCTATGTTGATGGCCGATCAAACTGGTGCACAATTTGGTAATGCACCTAAAGCTGCACAAGAGGCTCCTAAGGCTGCTGCAAAGGCACCTGAAGCGCCAGCCGAGCAATCTGCTCCTTCAGCTGATGCTCCACCTCCTGCAGAAAAGAAGATGTCTGTAGTTGAAGCTCTCCGTGCACGCGCTGCGGCTGCAAAGGCTGCGCAGTCGGATTAATGTAAGAGAAAATTGAGAGATGTACCTACCATAAAGGTAGGTACATAAAATCATGTCCTCAAAAGATATTTGTCTAGCTAAGTTCAAGGAGCTAAATGGGGCTAGGGTAGATGCTGAACACGTCATTTGGCTAAAATCTAACCTGATAAAGGTAGCTGTTAGATTTATTTTTTCTTTGCCAGAATATACCGAATTGAGAAAAGAATTAAATGACATTTTACAGAATGGGGCTAAAAGCCGATCTGAAGCTGTTTATCTTTTTACAATAGGAAAAATAGAACCGTTACGATGTGCTTGTGGCAAGTTTAGAAGTTTTTCAATTGGCGGTAAGGATAATTATCCAAAGGTACTTTGTCCTAGTTGTGCTAATAAACAAGCCGTTTTAAATGGTATTGCTACAAAAAATAAAATAGGTGAGGATGGATTAACATCTCATTCTCGGGCTGCGTTTAAAGCCTCAAAGACTAAAAAAGCTACTATTCACGAAAACGGATTAAACACAATCCAACAAATTCAAGCAAAGTGTGCCGATAAGAAAGCAATGGCTATGAGTAGGTTTATGGCCGAACTTCAAGCTAAATGCTCTACTAATGATATGTCTGATGCGGCTTTGTATGTTGTTTTTGATCCGGCAATCGATGCTTATAAAATTGGGCGAAGCAAAGACCCTGGGCGCCGCGTATGCGATATGATGAAACAAATAAAAAGGCCGCTTTCATTAGCCTATATCGGCCAAGGCAAACTTTGTGACATCGCTAAAATTGAACTTCAGCTGCATGAATATTTTGAAGAAGATAATGTATTACAACCCAAAGGGTTTCCAGGGAGAACAGAATGGTTCTCATCTAAAATCAAAGATGAGTTGGCACTGATTTTAGAAGACTTAACTTTAACGACTTTATTTTTTAAAGGAAAATTTTATGGCACTAGCATTTCTTAAAACTTTCAGAAAGGACCTTGAAAAGGCCACTGATATAATTACATCATTTGAACCTCCTACATTTTGGTATTCTACTGGCAATTATGCAGTAAACAAAATTGTATCAGGATCATATTTCAAAGGCATCCCACAGGGTCGTATCACTTGTGTGGCCGGACCTTCGCAAAGTGGAAAATCCTATGAATTGTGCAACATTCTAAAAAATGCTCAGGATGAAGGTGCTTTTGTTTTGGCATTAGATTCTGAGAGCGCTTTGGATCGGGCATATATGAGCAAGATCGGTATGAAGCTAGATCCTGATAACTTCCAATATGCCGGTGTTTCGAAATTCTCAGATTGCGTTAGTGTCATTTCTGACTTCATTAAAGCCTATGTTAAGGAATATGGGAATGATAAACTCGATTCGCCAAAAGTGATTATTGCTCTAGATTCGCTTGATATGTTATTGACTGATTCTGAAGAAGCTCATTTTAATTCTGGGGAACAGAAAGGTGATCAAGGTCAGCGCGCCAAACAAGCGAAGCACATGCTTCGCACCATTGTGTCACGAATCAAACGTCTCCCAATTGCCTTTGTTGTCACACATCAAGTATATCCAAATTCAGAGCTCACTAATGGGCAAGGGATGTGGATCATCAACAATGCCATTAAGTATTCTGCATCTCAAATCTTTCTGATTACTGCAACTAAGCTGAAAGAAGGAACAGATATTAAAGGTATGAAGATGAAGATTGAATCTTACAAGAGTCGATTCTCACAACCTGGACGTAAAGTTGAAGTCGAGGTTCCATATACTGCCGGCATGAATAAATTCTCAGGCTTTCTTGAGTTGATGGAAGAGCTCGGAGTTGTACAATCAGCCGGCGCTTGGAAGAAGCTCCAGTTGCCAAATCAAGAGGTAATTAGTTTCCAAACTAAAAATCTTGACGAGGAACTCTTCAAAAAGATTATGTCTCACCCATTGGTCTCTAAAGAGGAACAAGAAATTGCTGCTCTTCTTGACAATGACGTTGAAACCTTAGACTCTCAATCCTAATCCTATTATACTACCTAACCAAAAAAGGTAGTATAATGCTCTATCTCTTATAAAGGAATTTTATCATGCAAAATGCAACTATTACTATCCAAATGGTCAAAGGCGGTTATGTAGTCGAAACAGTCGCTGAAGATACAAATACTGAAGTCTTTACTTCTACTGCAAAGATGTTTCGCGCCGTTCGTGCTGCTGTTGACGAGTTCACCTTGGTTCCTAAGAAATCAGCAGATAAAGACGAAGATTGAATGGATTTTTGAGATGGCGACTCCTATAGCTTATCAAGGCAACTGGAATTATTCTAGAAATGAACTTTACACATTAGGCCTCGAAAATATACCGAGTCGTATTTCTGGTTATTTCTATTGTTCTGTCAACAAGCTTACTTCTTTGGAAGGTGCACCATCTTCTATAGGCGGAGATCTAGATTGTTTTAGTAACTGTCTTTCGTCCCTTCATAATATCCACAAACAGATTAAACATATCGGTGGCTATGCTGATTTCCGTAAAAATCCAATCACCTCTTGTGTCCTAGGATTACTTTTGATAGATGGATTAGAGAAGGTTTATCTTAACACGAATGGAGTAGAAGACATTATCAATAAGCACCTAAAAGGCGATCGAGATGTCTTCGCTTGTCAAGAAGAACTGATCGAAGCGGGATATGAAGAATTTACACAATTATGAGCTTTCTATTAGAACTCGATGAGCATAAGCTGATTGAGCAATTGCCTCCTATCTTTGAAAAGGCTGAACTGGCTATTAAGAATGCCGAACCGCTTTTCAAGATAGAGGGCCAATTACTCGAAGTCTTATCTCGCAATGTGCCTATGCATCAAGCACATTTTGATTTGAAGGCACAAGAGATGAAGCAACTTATGAAGTGGCTCGAGAATTATAAGGGCAAACTAGAAGCTATTCACCTAAAGAATTATAATAAAGGACAACGTGCACTGTCAGCAACCGATCAGCGAATTTTAATGGGTGGTGAACGTGATATAATTGAAGTCAATCAGTTGATTATTGAAGCGACTTTATTCTATTCAAAGTTTGATGCCATTACTGAAGCATTCAAACAAATGGGCTGGAGTTTGTCGTCTATTGTGAAATTGAGAATTGCCGAATTGCATCAAGTTATTATTTAGAAAGAGAATAATCATGGAACGAAAAGAAGTTAAAATCGATTTTGATCGTATGATCAACGTTGAGATTAAGCCGGATCTAACTACTAAGGATATTGTTAAGGCGTTGAATCTTGACTCGCCGCCATGCCTCTACTTTTATCTTGGCGGATCTCGAGCAATGGCAAAACGCGCTGCGCTGGATGATTTCAGTGAGGTTCAAATCGATATCAAACCATCGACTGATTTTGATTACTATGCTACTAATAGTCCTCAATCTGTTGATTATTTAATTTCGCTAGGTTTTAAAGAAAAGACCATTAAAAGAAAAGAATATATGGACGATGAAGCCATTGCCATCTATGAAATAAATACCAATCCGAAAGTACAAGTAGTGCTTCGCAAAGATGCAACCTTTTATCAAAAAGTCTTTCAAAGTATTTCACTTAAGTTCTACTACGATCATCTTTGGAAGTCTGCACCTCATTTTGCTTCAAGGCTTGAACGAGAACATTCGAAAATAAAAGATATAATGAATCAACTGTTTGCTATAGGCCGAGCATTTATGCCTATAGAAGAACGTGGCAAGATTCCTGAAGGCCCTATTAATCGAAATCACAGCCGATGAAAAAATGCACCATTACCGTTAAAGACGAAGTCTATTGCACGATAGGTGGCTTAGACCCTCAAGATCATGCCTATATAACTGAGAAATTTTCTTATTATGTAGAGGGATATCGGTTTATGCCTCGCTTCACTTGCGGTTCCTGGTCCGGCAAGATCGCCTTCTTCAGTGCTACAGGCAAAGTTTACTTCAGGCTTCTGGATCAGATTGTCCCTTATCTAGAAGGTTGGAACTATGAAATTGATTTAGTAGATCTTCGTGCACCTGTAAACCTAATCGAAGGCAGAGTAGATACTGATTACTTCAAAAGAAATCCTGAAGTAGAAGTTCCTATTACATTAAGGCCATATCAAGTCGAAGGTGTAAACAAAGCACTTGATGCCGGATCTGGATTTATTCTAGCCGCAACATCGGCCGGCAAAACAATTATGATCGCCGCCCTTTGTGATATTTTGAATAAAGAAGGCGTCCGCTGTTTAATCATTGTCCCAAGTGCTGATCTCGTAGAACAAACTGCTATCACCTTAAGATTAACTAAACTTGATGTTGGCACTTATTCTGGATCTACAAAAGATTTTAATCATGCAACTGTTGTAGCTACTTGGCAATCATTACAAAATAATCCAGGATTAGTAGAACAACTGGCCACACGTGCAGAATTTGACGCAGATGGAAAACAGATAAAGTCAGCAAATGGCGGGGCTTTGATAATTGACGAAGCACACGGATTGCGGGCCGACTCTATAGGCAAATTAGTTAACGAACATGGTAAAAATTGTCCGTATCGTTTCGGCTTTACTGGAACAATGCCAAAGCCTTTAATTGACCAAGCCACCCTCAAAGGATCTGTTGGAGAGGTCATTTATGAAATTAGTGCTTCGGATTTAATGAAGATGGGTTATGTAGCACAGCTAGAAATTCAACCTATTCAGATTATAGATGATGTTGCTGAAGAATTTCCTGATTATGCTTCAGAGAAAGCTTTTATAAGTAAGAGCCCAAAACGCATTGATCTATTGGCTGACTTAATTATTTCAAAAGCCGAGAAACATGGTAACACTTTAGTCCTTGTAAGTAATATCAAACAAGGACAACAACTCCAAAAGCTTATTAAAGACAGTGTCTTCCTGTATGGCAACTCTGATAATGATGTGCGAGCCGAATGGTATTCCATGTTTGCAGAGCGCGACGATCTAATTGTGATTGCGACATACGGAATAGCGTCGACAGGGATTTCAATTGACCGAATTTTCGCATTGTGCATGATAGATGCTGGCAAGTCATATATCCGCGCAATACAGACAATTGGGAGAAGTTTACGCAAAGCCATCGATAAGAATGAAGTAACAGTATATGACATCCACTCCAAATTAAAATGGTCACGTAAACATTTTAATGAACGGAACAAGTATTACAAAGATGCAAAATATCGCGTTTTGCCTACTGTTAAACTTTCTGTATAAAGCACCCTTTTAATGGGCCGGTTTTAAGAAAAATCCCTAAATTTGGTCTTTTAGCATTTACCTCTTCACAGTATTTGCTTAAATTTTTAATTATCTTTTCAGATTTGTCAGGAAAAATGATTTTATATTCTTTTGATAAAGCCTCAGATAATACGGCTTTGTGTTTATCAGAGACTTTATGATTTTTTCCTTGTGTATTTCCGATTAACCGCTTAGACATAGCTTTTTTAAATTCTTCGGTATGCTTTTGCCCAAGACCAGCATCGGCTTTCTGTTTTAAAGTATTTTTATGTTTTTGTTTTGTTTCATCGGTTCTAACTTGTTTCCATCCAGCCTCTCGTCTTTCGGCCCAAGCTTTTGATATTTTTTTATTTCTTTCTTCAGTGTACATTCCATCTTTACAAATTCGACGTGCCAAGTCATAATCTCTAGCTGATACCGACCTATTCAAACGTTTATTGTTTGTTGTGAAAGCCATATAACAAAAAGCATTTATCATCTTCTTGAGAGCAAGCCCTGTGAAAAATTTAGTGAGTAATTTATGAACTAGAAAATGTTCTCGAGGTGTTAGAAAAACTAAATTCTCAGGATCATCTTTGCCACCTACCGATTTGGGAACAATATGGTGTTTTTCAAAATTCTTTCTTAATACCGGTAACCCTCTATTTTTAGCATTGACAATGATAGAATCGTGAATTTTTTGATAATTCATCAATGAACTCCTTTGATAGTATATTCTATTTATAGGATTATTTTTAGTACCGAACCTATGAAATAGATAAAGCTTATTATAAAAGTCGTATAATGTTATTAACTGTCAAAATTAAAACTTAAGGAATATTAGAATGTTGACCCTCTCAGAAATTTCGCGCCCATATTTAATCGATTCATTTACAGCACCTCTTGGTGTCACTCATTTCTGGACATTTAGTGGACACATGCTCGACTTCAAGCTAGAGGAGATGCAGTATCTCGAGGAGATTGTAGGTCAAACTATTCGAATTCGAGTAGAGAACCTAGAAATAGATTTACCGGCTTCTTGGTCTGTTATGGCTGTAGAGAAGGAGAACTATACAGTGGATTTTGTACCCATTGCTCGGTGTGCTACTTTTGATCAAGATATTTTATTGTTCTCACCTTATGACAGCAAGCTAAAAACGTGCAAAGTGAACGTAATCGACTTCAAAAATAAGGGTATTTGTATCGCTCCTGAAATTCCTAAAGGCTCTGCCTTAGTTCATCCGGTCTGCCAAGATATGCTTCATGGCAAAATGCTTCACTACGGCATTGTAGTGACACCACATGATCTCTGGAAATATGTGGGTGGCAAGACCGTCGGTGATATTTTGGGATAAAAGCCGTCTATTCCATAGTCAAAAAACTATAAATAAATCTCATCTAAAGGAGAATTATAAATGGTTTCTGAACAAGGTTATATTGACGCAGCTAAAGTGATTGGATGCAACGTTGCTGCTGTAAAGGCAGTAGCTGTAGTAGAGAGTTCTGGCGGAGGATTTGATCCTGAAGGATTCCCGAAGACATTATTTGAAGGTCATTGGTTCCATAAACTTACTAATGGTAAGTTTGCAGCAGAAAATCCTACACTGAGCTATGCAAAGTGGACTAAGCAATTCTACGGTAAGACGTGGCAAGAAGAAAAGGCACGTCTTGCAAAGGCTGCAGAACTAGATAAAACTTCGGCACATATGTCTGCCTCTTGGGGCATGTTCCAAATCATGGGATTCAATTTTGCTAAATGCGGGTTTAAAACCATTCAGCAATTTGTAAATGCGATGTGCAAGGATGAAGATTCACAAATGACTGTATTTGCTGAGTATATTGTTAATGCTGGATTAGCTGACGAACTTAGAGATCAGCGTTGGGCAGACTTCGCTAGGCTGTATAATGGACCTGAATATGCTAAAAACAAATATGATACCAAATTAGCAAAGGCCTACGAAAAAGCAAAAGGCTAAAAATATTCTTAATTATTCTTAAAATAATAATTATACCGAACACTAATAATTGACGGACGAAGGTCCGTCATCGTATCAATCTCATCTTCAATATTCTATAATGGACATTTCACAAAAAATTCTTTCAGACATCACAGCCTTTTCAAAATACGCTAAACATCTCCCAGCAAAGAAACGTCGAGAGACATGGGAAGAAGTATGCGATCGTAATTTAGCGATGCACGTTAAGAAGTTTCCTATTATAGCAGATGAGATTACTGAGACATATAAAAAATATGTTTATACAAGGAAGGTATTGCCTTCGATGCGATCGATGCAATTTGCTGGTCGTCCGGCAGAGCTTTCAAATAATCGAATCTATAATTGTGCATACTTAGCTGTAGACAGCATAGAGGCATTTCACGAAACGCTATTCCTTCTTTTAGGTGGAACAGGTATTGGCTTTTCTGTTCAACAACACCACATTGCTAAATTGCCAATTGTGGTTGGTACTAGGAAGCAGACTCGTCGCTTTCTTGTTGGTGATTCTATCGAAGGATGGGGAGATGCCGTCAAAGTTCTAGTTAAAGCCTTTTTTCAAGGCAAAGCCGAACCGACTTTCGATTTTAGAGACATTCGACCAAAAGGGGCTTTACTTGTTACTTCTGGCGGCAAAGCTCCAGGCCCAGATCCACTTAGGATTTGCATTGAACATATTCGCGCTATTCTTCATAATGCTGTAGGACGTAAATTAACATCATTAGAAATCCATGATATTATGTGTCATATTGCTGATGCAGTTTTATCTGGCGGGATTAGGCGTGCGGCATTAATTTCGTTGTTCAGCCCAGATGATCTTGATATGATCTCGTGTAAATCTGGGGATTGGTGGGAACTGAATCCACAACGCGGACGCTCAAATAACTCTGCGGTATTACATCGTGAGCACACTACCGAGGACCAATTTAAAGCCTTGTGGGAACGTATTAAAGATTCTAATGCCGGCGAACCTGGAATCTTTTGGACGAATGACTTAGATCTTGGTACGAACCCATGTTGCGAAATTTCCCTGAACAGCAATCAATTTTGTAATTTGACAGAGATGAATGTCAGCGATGTAGAGACACAAGAAGAATTAAACGATATGGCCAAAGCCGCATCTTTAATTGGAACTCTCCAAGCAGCGTATACCGACTTTCATTATCTTCGTCCTGAATGGGAAGAGAATACTAAGCGTGAAGCCTTGATTGGTGTTGGGCAAACTGGAATTGGATCTGGGAAAGTTTTAAAACTAGACTTGGCACAATCTGCTCAAGTTGTCAAAGACGAAAATGAACGTGTTGCAAAATTGCTGAATATTAACCCAGCGGCAAGAACGACGGCTGTAAAACCGAGTGGCTCCAGTTCCCTTATTGTAGGTTCTTCTTCAGGTGTTCATGCCTGGCATAATGACTTTTATATTCGAAGAATGCGTGTTGGAAAGAACGAAGCACTTTATTCTTACATGGCTAAGAATTTTCCTTCGCTAATTGAAGACTGTAAGTTCAAACCTCATCTTGACGCAGTCATGTCCTTTCCTCAAAAGGCGCCAGAAGGTTCTATTCTCAGATCAGAATCGGCGCATGATACACTAGAACGTGTCAAAAAGTTTAATAAGGAATGGGTACAAAACGGACATCGTACTGGTAAGAACTTCCATAATGTTTCTTGTACTATTTCTTTAAGAAATAGAGAATGGGAATCCGTCCAACGCTGGATGTGGAAGAATCGTGCTGATTATACTGGCATCTCTGTTCTGCCGTATGATGGTGGATCTTATGTACAAGCACCTTTTGAAGATTGCACTGAAGAAACATTTAATGAGATGATGAAACACCTTCATAATATCAATTTGGCGGATGTTATCGAAATCGATGATAATACGGCTTTAAATGATCAAGTGGCATGCGGACAAGGCGGATGCGCTATTTGAAAGGAATAAAAATGAATTCAAAACACTTTACAGTATATTCAAAGCCGGCTTGCCCGGCTTGTGTTGAAGCCAAGAATATTCTTACTTCAAAAGGGCTTCCATTTACAGAGATCAGTCTTGATGTAGGACAACCGAAATCTGCTGATAAATTTTATATTTCTAGAGAAGATCTAATGGTCTTATTTCCAGAGGCTAGAACTGTTCCTCAGATTTCTTTATACGAAGACCATGAGGTTTTCAATATTGGCGATATTTCTAATCTAAAAGAATTCTTGTCAAATGCTTGTGTCTAATTCAAGTGGGTTATATGTTGCTGTAAAGCCCACACTGGAAACAAAGATCAAGTTATATGAGTGGGCAGCACCTACTGGACTATTACTAGATCTAGATTTACATGTCACGTTGTTATATTCTAGAAAGAACTTTCCAGTAGTATTAAGTCCAGGTATTCTATTTGCAAAGCCAAAGCATATTTCTTCTTTAGGATCAGCAGCTGTAGTTTTACATCTAGATTCTTTAGCTTTAATAAATCGTCATAATCACTTTATAGCACATGGCCATACTCACGATTGGGAAGACTATACTCCGCATATAACTCTTAAGATGAGTGACTTCGATTATCGAAAGCTTCCACCTATTTTATTCGATCTGACATTTGATAGTGAATACCAAGAAGAATTGATGGATCCTTAGTGTATTTTAAGGTTAGGTTGCTAAATAGGTCATTCGACTAGTTTGGGGGTGATCTATGGCTAATGCTACGTATATAACAATTTTCGGTGCGTCTATTAATGTCATGGCCATTGCAATGCTGTGCATTGTTGTTGGTTTGATGGTTCTGTTCTATAGAATTCAATCTTCAAAGAAGCTTGATTTCGCTGACATGATCACAAAAAATGGAACTTCGGTTTCATTGACCAAGGTTCTTCAATTAGTTGGTGGCCTTACGGCCACCTGGGTCATTGTCAAACTCACACTCGGTAATAATCTTACCGAGGCGGTATTTGGGTTGTATTTAACTTATGTTGGGGCTGTTGAAGGCTACAGCAAATATCTTTCCGCAAAACACGGATATAATGAAAATTCTGTAAAATCCGTTGCAAAGAAAGAGGAATAAAATGAACGAAGAATCCTATACCACATTAGACAATTTGTCGATTCACGACAAAATTAGAATAGCAATGTTGGAATCTTCAAAGGCAAATGTTGCCCACCAACATCTAATAACTGATGTTCAAGATTTAAAAGATACCTTGGCTGGCAAGTCGACCGTAGGTCACGATCATGACGTTGCTAATATTACAGAACTTCAAAATCTCTTAGATAGCAAAGCTGACTTAGTACACACTCATCCTGTAGTGTCTATTCAGGTTAAGGACGATACACCACATATAGCATCGGCAAGCCTGTCATTTCCAGGTTCTACTGTAGAAGGTCAAGGCGATGTTGTTATACATCCTCAGCAAATAAGCATTTATGAAGGCCAGACTCTTGTTGGAATATTCCCAAGAGAGATTAAAGTTCAATCTAAATTAATCTTTAATTCTGGCTTACGTGTTTCAGCTTCAGGCGATCAAAATGAAATTATCACCGTAGATGTTTCTAATTCAGCACTTGGAGATTATTTGAATCTTACAACTGGTGGGACAATTGAAGGCGATCTATTCGGAAAGTCTTTTAGTGTCTTGAACGACTTTTTTGACGGAGTCTTAATTTCTTTGAACAACTCTGGGTCTATTACTGCAAAAGGGTCTGAAGGGGAGTTTGGGCAAGTTTTAACTTCTGGTGGCGCAAATTCCGCTGCATTCTGGTCCAGACCAGCTTCGTCTACAAGTGGTGTCTCGACAATTAGGTCTGGCGAGTTTAATGATATTTCTATTGGGTCAGCCCAAGATCTAAATGTTCAGATTAGACATTGTGGAGTTAAGAACATAACCTTGACTTTACAAAATGATTCAGTCTGGTATGGTGCAGACTCGGCTATGCCTATTGGCGGAAGTTTTACTATAGGCAAACATGGATTTGGTAATATTTTAATTCAAGCAGGGACAGGCGTTACTATCAATGCTGCAGAATCGTTGTCACTTACAAGACCACATGGTAAATTAACGTTGCTTAAGGTGTCTCAAGATACTTGGGATCTGTTCTGATTCTGTGTTATAATTCCTCTACATTGTTAGAGGAATTCTTTATGGCAGATAAACAAAAATTAGATACTCTTTACCTAGACATTGCTGAACGTGTAGCCGAAATGTCTGTTGCCCAACGACTTAAGGTCGGCGCCATCATTGTTAAAAATGATAATATTGTTTCGATGGGCTGGAATGGAAGTCCTTCTGGATTTGATAATTGTTGTGAAATTCAAAATCCTGATGGCACTTTAACTACGCGGCCTGAAACAATTCATGCTGAAAGCAATGCACTTATGAAGTTAGCACGTAGTGGAGGTGTTGGATCTTTAGGCGCTACCATGTACACATCTTACTCACCTTGTCCTGAATGTGCAAAGCTTATCAAACAAGCTGGAATAGATCGTGTAGTCTATAAACACCAATACCGGTTAACAGGCGGCCTAGATATGTTAAAATCACTAGGTGTGACAGTAGAACATTTAGAATCAACTAACTGAAAAAGAAGGACATCATGCCAGACATTTTGAAACAAGTTTTTATTGAACGTGTATATTTTGATCCAAGTAATGCCGCACATGTTGAATCATTTAAATGCTTCATCAGTACTGGCAACTGGGGAGACATTCAATTTTACCCAGAACTTCCATACATCGAAGTTCCTATTACTGTCTTGATGAAGTTCGCCTTACACCAATTGAATACAAAACGCGAAACTGAAGAAGAACGAGTTCTTCGGCATTCTAAAAAGAATCTTGTTCCTTGGGACACTATTGAAACCCGTAAAGAACGACGTCGTCGCCTTGAAGCGACAAACATCAAAATTTTTGATCAGCTTAAGATTAACGCTGAGCAACTAGCCCGCGAAGATGAAGACTCTTGAGACACAGTTAAAAGATCGAACTTTAAGGTTCGATGGTGTTTCAATTGTTAGTCCAAATTTATTAGCCGATCTTTTAACTCGTGGGATTCATCCTTCTTTACTTAGAGTTTCTTCTACCTCTTCTGAGGTAGAAGCCTTTAATCTTCAGGTCGCCGATTCAGAAAAAATAAATGAATCTAAATTAGAGCCTTTGAAATTTAATTTAGAGTGGCGCCTGCCAGAATACTATAAAGTCTTGCCGCTAAATGAATATGTGATTGATATTTTTTCATCTAGAATCAATCATCTAGACTATTCTAATCAGATGAAAGAACTAGCCTTTAGTAGAATAGCTGATGAGCTAGAAGAAATTCAAATACGTGGAATGACAGAGTTTTTTAAATCTATCATTTACGTGTTAGATTCATTTAAAGAAAAAAACATAGTCTGGGGCGTTGGTAGAGGTAGTTCGTGTGCATCGTATATTTTATTCATCCTAGGTTTACATGTTGTAGACTGTGTAAAATATGATGTTCCCATGGACGAATTTTTTCACTATTGAAAATTTTTTGATAAATAATACTACGGCATTTGCCGATTTTTCTGGAGAAATTATGGCTAAACTTATTCGGAGTGCTAGAGGCGAGGTTATCGATTTTGAATTGATGGCTATCAAACAACAATTGGCCTCTGCCCCAGTCCCAAAAGTTGTTGAACAACGAAAACAAGCTATCGATGAGAAGGATGGAATTCGGACTACAGTAACCCAGGATTCAGATTTTCTGGCTATGGCTTCTGAAGCTGCAGCAGTGAGTGCCTCAACTAGCACTCAAGGCAAACAACTCAATAAAAAATAAATTAGGAATACTATAATGAATATTAAGCCTTTGGGAAATAATGTGATGTTTCGTTTTCTAGATATTACAGGTGGTGCAAAAGGCCGCTTTACCGATACACATCGTAGTGGTATTATTTTAGTTCCTTCTGTATCTAGTCAGAAAGTTCATCGTTGGGGTCAGGTCATTGCCGCTGGTCCTGACGCTGCTGTAAAGCCTGATGATTATATCCTCATTGAAAGTTTGATGTGGATGGAAGGAACTAAAGTTGACGGTGTTGCTATGTGGAAGACCGACGATAGTAAAATCTTGGCTGTCACAGACGATATCGATTCTTGTGATAGGCAATGATTCTAAATAGATTTTCTATTAATTGGCATCGATGATGCCAATGTTGTTTATATGGATCCAAAATGATTTTTATTTTACTTACTTTTTTAGCTGCTTTTTCTATTGAGGCTTTAGGGACCCTAGTTTCTATTTTAGGTCTCACTTCCTTGTTTGGAATGAATGCCATCATTGTTTCACTGGCCATTGCTCTCGACCTTGGAAAAATCGTCGTTGTAACACTCCTTTATTCGTATTTCAGGCAATTAGGCCTCATGATGAAAAGTTATGCTGTCATCGCTTCAATCATCACAATGGTTATTACATCGGCAGGCGCTGGTTCGTATCTCACAGCGGAGTTCCAAAAAGCTATGCTTGGAACACAAGAAGGATCTTTGAA